ATTCAGACATTGTTACATGGCTATTTCTTGAGACACATGAATCACGCAAGAAAAAACTTACAGATCGAATCCGTAGCGGACGCCCTATCTGCGTTCAAGGCTACCTCCGCGAATATCGCAAAGAAGGCGGTGACAGTCCTTATCGAGCAATTGTTGCTTCTGACTTCACTACTCGAAAGGATAAGGAGCGAACTCAACGGAATCCACAAACGAACGGTTCAGCGGCGGGTTACACAGAGGTTGATCCAACGCCGGACTATTGATCGAGAGATTCACCTAGCTAGAAATCATCCTGGCTGGGATGCGTCTATTTACCAATATTTCCAATAGGATAATTCTTATTCATGCGTTGCCTCTCCTCGGGTGTAATAGGTCCACCAGGAATATCAAACGTAGGATTATAGTTTCCATCAAAGTCAGCGATTCCATGCAGTCGCTGACCTTTTTGTGTTCCTGGATAGTAAGGCAACTGCATCAATCCACCATTATCCTGACCAGAGTAGTAAGGCATTTTGTTTATTCCAGCTTTATCTCCAGGTCTATATAAGAGATCTGTCAATCCTCCCATTGCACTTAAACCAGGTGTTTCAATTCCTGTAGCAGTTCCAAGTAATCCACCTTTATTCACCATATCTGTAAGGTCAATTCCAGTTAGGCTGCCCACTAATCCTTGACCGAGGATGTTTGCAAATCTCTTAATTAACATGCTCAATTAACTCACATTTAACTATTGTACTAACTATATTTGAAAGGTCGATATTAACTACATATGACCCTACAAGTACTGCCTCCTGAACTTCTTGAGGCACCAAAAGAAAGAATTGAAACTAAAGAACCTCAACCTTACTGGAAACCAAGTTCACTTAAAGATGGAGAAAGCGAAGAGTTCCGACTACTCGGATGTTACGAAACAGGTCACGCCATTATGGGATGGCAATATGCATCCGAAGCGAAAGGACCAGACGGTGAACTTAAATTCAACGGCTACGTTGTTACTAGGACTCACCCTGGCAACCCTGCTGACATTGCTCGTGAAACCGACTGGTCTAAGCCCGAGCGACCAAAAATTGATGGCTCCTACGTCAAGCCACGCAGGTTTCTAGCTTGGGTTGCAACAAGTGCATCACGAAGTCGTTTAGAGGTATTATTTATTGAACAAAAATCACTTAGAGACCAACTTACCGAAATACTCCAAGAAGCTGAAGACTACACTTGGACAGAAGACGGACTTGCTAATTTTTCAATTAAGATTACACGCAAGGGAGCCGGTCTGGAAACTTCATACAGTATTTTACCAAAAGTGCGTAAAGTCCCAGATAAGATTAAACAATCTTGGGATAAAGAGAAAGACTCTATTTGGCTCCCTAATTTCTTTGAAGGTAAAGATCCTTTCGAAGGTAAGCAGGTTGAGTCTAAGGGTCTTCCAGCTGGTGGAACCGACAAACGTGGAGCCTACGTAACGCCTCATAAAGAAACAAAACACAAAAAAGACGAACCTGAAACTGAATTTTAATAATTAAATGACTAATTCAAACTTCCAAAGTCTGCCACCTGAAATGCAATCACGGTTAGCAGATATCCTGCAACAAGCGAATACAAATGCTCCAACTACTGGGTCTGATACTCCTGTTTCTAGTGACGTACAAAACGTTCCGCCTGTTACACGCCCTCCTTCCCTAATGGATCACACGATTGCACTTCGTCAAGAAGTCAATCAACTATCCCAACAGGTTTACGCAACTGGTCAAGTTGTTGAAGCAGTTGGGCAAGCTGTAGGAGAGTTATACCAACTCTTTCAAGCGCAGACCGAAACTACAAATTACAGCGCAAATTATCAAACGCAACAGGGTGTAGAGAGTGACTTCTGATCTTCCTTACAGAATACAAACCTCAGCCGGACATAGAAAGTATCTATGCTCCGGCATTTATATGCCGAGTGTAACAACAGTACTATCAGCCACTGAAAGCGAAAAATCAAAAGCTGGTCTAAGGAATTGGCAAAAGAATAATCCGGGTGCGCTAGAGGCAGCATCAACTCGCGGCTCGGCTATTCACTTAGGTTGTGAAAACTATCTCCGTGGTTTAGACCCAGATGTTCCTGAAGATTATCTAGATTTCTGGAATGGTATGTCTTCTTACCTTGATTGGTTTGATACAATTCATTGGTCGGAGCGTCCTTTACGTCCCGATTGGAACCATCTAAGAAGTGATGATAGAGAAGTCGCATTTGTATGGAGTACGGAGCATAAATATGCTGGATGTCCTGACCTCATTGGTGAAATCGGTGGAGTACGAGTTATTGCTGACTTTAAAACTAGCAATGCTCCTTACTGCGCTTCTTTTCCTGATCGTGGAGATCGAATTGGATTCGGTGGTTACAGAAAATATACAAAGTGTGCGCAACAAATGGCTGCGTACAGGTATGCATTAAATGAGCGAACTGGTTTTCTCTGTGATGCTGCACTGATTATTGTTTCTACACCTGAAACAACTCAAGGCATCTTCATTGATGGAGATCAGCTTGCTTTGCATGAATCACGTTTTTTGAAGCGTTGTCAACAATTCCATGAAATAGATAATGAAACTACGGATTGCAGTACACAAGAGTTGCAAGAACAAGCAGAGTAAACCTGCTCGCGATTGGCAAAATATTTTAGAAGACCTTGATTGGTTGCTTGGTTGGGTAAAAAATGGTTACGGATGGTGTGCAACTCACTTTCAAGATAGACATAGGAAGGCTGACAATTCAGCTGGCTCAAACATGGTGGTCATCGATTTTGATGGCGACACCACGCTTGCACGCTTTTGGTCAACCGATACGGCCAGACAGTGGTGTGCAGCTACCTATACCTCAGCCAGTCATTCAGAGACTGAGCATAGGTTTAGAGCACTGTTCCCATTAAGCAAAGAGCTTTCTTCTACTGCTGAACACCGGGGTGCATATTGGCTAATTGTTAATCGTCTACTTACTGAGCTAGAGCTTCAAGAGCTTGCTGACAACTGTGGGCAAAAACCTGAACGCCTGTGGTTTGGAAATACTAAAGCAGAAATTCAACAAAATGCTGAGTTTGAACCGGTGCCTGAGTTCCTTCTCAATGACATTGCATACGAGGAATCAGTAAACTTTGTCTCCGGTGATGTAACTGATGAAGACGTTAAGCGTGCTCAGTGGTTATTAGAAAGCTTCTTAAGGCCATCTGAGGATGGTGAGTATGAGAATTACTATGTGCCTGTCATGGCTGCTTGTGCAAGCATTGGTCAGCCAGTCTTTGATTCATGGGTTGAATGGGTACTCAAAGGCCATCATGGTGAAAAACCTGAAAATATAAAACCATTTAAATGGAGAGGTCTCGGAAACTTTTCTGGTCCAACTACACTGTATTCACTTGCTAAAAGGCAAGATGCAGACTGGGCTCATAAGCTACCACCTAATCTAAGATTTGGTGCTGTAGGTGCAGCTGCTGGATATACAGAATTTGATCCTATCCAAGATATTGATCAGATCATTCAAGATAACTTTCAACAAAGGAGTAGTAGTAAATCAATGAATAATTCGAATGACTATGTTGTCCCAGAGCCATTGCCTGATACTGATCAAGTCAAAAAACGAGGAAGACCTAAAAAGACGGATGATGATTTAGCAAAGCAACGGGAGAGCGATGTCAAAAAGGTCAAGGAGATCCTGCAAGATCTACGTAAGAATGAGTTGACAGGCGCCATTGAATACACAAGACCAGGTGGTGAAGAAGTTTTTCTACAAGGTCAAGACCTAGATCTAATGACTACAAAGCTTGCTTGTGAAAACGGTGTATTCATTCCTGAACAGCGCATCAAAGCAGCTATTCAGTATGCAGCCAGTCAAAATAAATACTGCCCTATTCGTAGATATCTAGATCACTGTGCAGCAAACGCTGAACGTTATGCGGATTGGGATCGTATCGGAGAAATCTTTCTGGGTAACAAACATAAAATAACTACCACCACTATTCAGAGAATGATGATTGGTGCTGTGGCTAGAGCATACGACCCTGGATGCACAATGTCATGGTTGCCAATTCTTGTTGGTCCACAGGGTGCTGGCAAATCAATGTTTGCTAGAAGCCTTGTACCCAAATCCCTATTTTCAGAAATTACTACTCCTCTAGATACTTTGATGCGAGAGCAGTATCGACTGCATGTTGCATGGCTATTAGAACTACCTGAAATTGATAATTACTTCAATACTCGCAATATCGAGAACTTCAAAAACCTTGTCACTACAAGGACTGACGAGGTTCGTTACCCATACGCTTCACTTCCTAGCAAGCTGTCTCGCCGGTTTGTTTTTATTGGTACTACTAATCGTAATCAGTTTCTGGTTGACAGTACCGGCAATCGTCGATTTGTCCCATTAGAACTTGGTGCTGGTTTTCAGATTCCATGGAAGGAATTAATCGAAGTGCGTGACAACCTATGGGCAGCTGCAGTTGATGCTTATAGAAATGATGAAGGATATGAGTTTACAAGTGGTGAGATTGCTGATATATTTGAGTACATCCAAGAGTTCGGTGATCCCGATCCTTGGTTTGATAAGATTTCCTCTTACGTTACTATCCGAAAGGAAGTATCCGCAGCAGATATTCTTACCAATGCTTTAGAACTTGACCCTCGTAGTCAAGGTCGTAAAGAAAGCAGACGTGTAGCAGATGTTCTCCAATCTATGGGTTGGCGGCGATTAGTTACAACTAGAAAGGATGCCAATGGCAAACCTAAATCCATACGTATTTGGCAGCGACCTAAGAATGATCCTCTAATTGAAGATCACAAACTTATCGACTTCTAATTACACTTTAAATAAGTAAAATTATATTATTCAGATACAATGAAAGCCAAAGATATCTCGATTGGTCAGCGTGTATTAGTCGCGCCTATTGATCGCATTGCTTTAGTAGTCGGTAAGCCCGAGTACTACACACCACGAGCACAACTCGTCAGAATTAAGTACGAAAATAGTACACGTTACGAGTACAAAATTAATCACCAGCTCACTCTACTGCCTGTTGAAAGTCAGTATCCAACTCATGGTGGTCAATACGTAAAACCTGAAGGTGATTTTTAATGCCTGAATCGAAACCAAGTAAGAAAGTTGGAGGGCATACATACGGTAGGCGTAACTTAACCCTCTCCAATACAGCAGAAGAGGGGGCACTATGTCTCTATAGCGGTCACTCGATTGGTAGGTTCAGCTCTACCTCTATGCGGTATGACAGCCATCAAGCTTGTGTGCGTTGTGTCGCTGCCGCAAGAGAAGGACGCATGTCTTTCAATATTGATCGACTGCTCAAGAAAGAACGTAAGCGTGCTTTGAAGTTTTGGTCAAAGGTTGACATTGGCCAACCTGATGAATGTTGGGAGTGGCTCGGTTACAAAGGGAAAGGAAATGGCATGCCCCAGTTTCCATGGAGGCGTCCAGGCATTAGTACCAGTACTCAGCACCACCCTCAACGTGTGGCGATGTGGTACTCGTGGGGTGATCTCGGATACACTGGAGTTAAATCAACATGCGGTAATAAGTACTGCTGTAATCCCTTTCATCTAATACCCCAGAAAATTGGGGTCTTTGTCGATTGTGATTCCTATCTAGAAAGTTTCGAACTTGCTTGTGAACTACATACGCTCAAGCAACAAATAGCTGAGTACACACTTGAACAAGCTGTAAAGGAGCAAGAGAAACTTATTTCTCAGCAAGAGCTTGAAGATAGGTCAAACTTACTGTTTGAACCTGATTCACTTTTCTCGGAAAGATTCGAGGCAGTTGTGGAGGATATGTTGAGTGGGCGTCATCCTAGTCAATCATTTAAATCTTCTACACAAAAGCCTGTTGAAGATAACGATGAAAACTCCACAGAAAATTTTTAATTAATCTATCCTTAGTAAAGAGTCATTTAAATATGTCAAGACGTAGTGATCTTATTCAACAACTAATTTCATCAAAGAAATTTGGTCCCGAGAAGAAACAAGAGCAGGAGTTCCTCATGGCTACTGCGGAGTTGATTCTTTCTGATTTGATTAATATTGCACTCACAGGTGTAGAAAAAAGAGGGACTGGATCCTTAGTCATCAATCTTTTGAATGATTCTACAACGTTCATGTGGCCTGAATCAATTGAATTTGATCTACGAACAGCTGAACGAGAAGAAGATGAGGAAATCATCGACTTCCTACGTGACCTGCTCAAACAGATTGAAACAAATGACTGGTCCAAAAATGTATTAATAACATTAATTAGTGATGCTGGAACAAGAACATTTGCAGTCGAAGCAGGTCGGTGCCAAGAAAGCCTTAGAGCGCTCGCAGAAGAATTTATCGGATAAGCTTGCTGCCAAAGGTTTAAAGCTTCCCCTTTATCCCACCCCTCAGCTCATTGATCGAGCGAGAGCTGTTATGGGTAGCATTGACTTTGATCCCACTTCAGATCCTGTTCAACAGGTTCTTGTGGATGCCACTTCAGTACCAAGTATTGAGGTGAACCCACTACAAGAACATTGGCACGGCAACGTTTGGGTAGCTCCAAAAGGAGCAGTACGTGACTGCCGTATTTGGCTTAATAAAACCATTAGTGAATATCGCAATGGATATATCAACAGTTTTGTATTCTTTAGCAGTGCTTCCGAGCTCCTCCGTGCAGCTCCTGTTGTATGGGACTATCCAGTATGTATTCCATTTAAAAGAGTTAAGCAGCTGCGTGCAACTTCTACAGGCTTTGAGCCTGTATCTCCGTCAACATGGAACTTGATTGTTTATGGTCCTCCAATTCATCAAGCACTTACTGACATTGATAAAGTTTCTTTGTTTTACAATAGTTTCCGTGATGTTGGGCGTGTAATTTACAGCGAGTATGCAGGCGACAATTGGGTAAAAGACCTTGAATACTACGAAGAAAACAAGGGTAATATTTGATGTCTAAGCATATCGCTCCAAATTGTTTGTACGCTTTGCCATCAGATGACAAGGTTCATCCATGTCGTTTGATATTAAAAGATGGTACTTTAATGTGGAAGCATGCTTTGTTATATCAAGATGAATTCGTATGTATTCCCCAATCTGAAGCACACGAAAGACACATAATAAAAACTGCTCAGCGCCTTGAGGAACTGAACAGTTGGATATCGCAAGGATTAGAGCCTTGGAACTCTTTACAAATTAAGGGGTGGTATCAACCTTTTGTGCCTGAACTATCTGAAGGTATCTCCGCTTACTTCGTACATAACATTCGTGATCTTTCCTCTATCTATATTGAATTATTGCCTCACATTCAAGACCACGAAACACTTGAGCTACGTAAGGATTATCTTTTCTTCCGACGTTGCTAACAGCAATGCCGCTTATCTGCGGCTTTAATAGTTTAACGAATCAATCAATCTATTGAGATACCATTGTGCTTTTTCAGCATCTTCTTTACTATTTGATTTGTGCCACATACGCAGCAAGTACTTCAGTACTTGAGCTTGCAAGAAACCTTGCTTACAGGTTGGAGCTTTATCAATAGCATCCTCGATTACTTCTATTGCTTCATGTCGCCCTGCTGTGTAATGAGCAGGACTGTTGACCATATCAGTGTTTACAGGATCGGAATAATCCCAAACAGATAATTTGTTATTGCTAAACCCAGAAACATAATCACCATTGCTAAAAAAGCTATTCTTTTCGTTCATGAGTTTGTCTCGCATATTGTTTTTTCCTTACCTAATATAGGAGCTGGAATCGTACATTGTGGATATGAAAAGCCCTAAAGGTGACCCAACATATATTAAGAATAAGGAACGATTCTTTATGGATGTTGCGCTATCAATTAGCAAAGCATCAACACATCCAAAAGCACCAGGTGGATGTATTATTGTTCGTGATAGGGAGATTATTGGAGATGGTAGAAGCTTACTTACAGACAGTATGGTTGAGATCGATTGTATCTCATATGCCATTGCAGCAGCAGCTAAAGCAGGAACTCCTGCAATAGGAGCCGTAATCTATACGACGCGGTATCCATTCTCGACATCTATATTTCAAGCTCACATGATGGGAATAAAGAAGATTATTCTTTTAGCTCATGATTGGGAGCCTTACTACAAAGAAGAGTTCAGACGTTCAGCACGTTTGGCACGCGAATTAAATGTGGCAATTGAGCCACTTTTCCTAGACAAAGATCCAAGATTTACTAAAAATTCTAATGACAGAGATATTGACGAAACTCTCTTCCCGCAAGCAAACCCGTTTGCACCAGATGAATATGATCCAAACAATGCAACAGATACCTTCGATGAAGACACAACTACTCTTTGACCTTGAATCCACTGGATTTCTTCGACGTGGATCAACTATTCACTGTATGGTTATGCGTGATGCTGTCGATAGCAGTACTCATGTATTTGATCATCAGCCTGAACGAGCGCTAATTCAAGGTATTAAACAACTTGAAGAAGCAGATATAATTATCGGTCACAATATTATTGGATACGATATCCCTTTGCTGAAAGAGCAGTATCCAGATTTTGAACCTAAAGGTCAAGCAATTGATACATTGGTTCTCAGTCGTTTGTTCTATCCGCATATTAAAGATAGAGATCATGAGCGTAGACCTCTAGGTATGCCCCAACGCCTGTATGGGAGACATTCACTTGAGGCTTGGGGTTACAGACTTAAGTGTTTCAAAGGCGACTTCGGTAAGCACGACGGTAACTTTGCTGTTTATACCCCTGAGATGCTGGATTACTGCATTCAGGATACCGAGGTCACCCTCAAACTATGGCAACTTATGCAACGGAGAATGAACGACTATGCCTGATAAAAATGAACCACTGACTTCTGAAGAAATTACAGTGGCGGCTGATATCTTTTTTCCACTTTTTAATATTGTGAATGAACGTATGCCGGAACGAGCTTCAACTGAAGATACTTTAAAAGTTATGGAAAGTGTAGCTAAGTTAGCTCAAAGAGAACGTTCAAAGAAACGCGAGGAAGCTGTAAAGCTCAAATTCGGATTTAATAAAACAACTAACTCTGACAAAAATGAAACTGATTGATTCCGTAAAACTCGAAATGCGTATGGCCAGCATTATGGCTCAACAAGAGGCAAGTGGTTTCCGCTTTGATCTTGCCGCCGCTGAACGAGTTCGCGGTGAGTTTGAACAGGAAATGTCTGAATTACAAAATCGAATATGCCGACGCTTTATCTATGTACCTGGTAAGGTTTACACGCCTAAGCGTCCTAACAAAACTAAAGGATATACAGCTGGTGCGCCTATGACTAAGCTGCTCGACTTCAATCCAACCAGTCGCCAGCATATTGCTTGGGCTCTACAGAACTTCAGCAGGGCTAGGTTTATAAAAGTCACTGATACGGGTAAGCCTAAAGTTGATGAAGCAACACTATCTGAACTCAGAGATACTGCATTGCAGCATGGCAATACCAAACTGCATGAAGAGTGTGAGATGTTTATCCGCCTGCTTACTTTGCAGAAGTGGATGGGACAGTTGTCTGAAGGCTCTAACTCATGGTTCAACACCATTGAAGATGACGGATCCATTCATCACAGCTGTTCTCTAGCAACAATCAGCGGTAGAAATGCGCATCGGGGTCCCAACTTGGGCCAGGTCGTAAGTGCACCATGGGCACGTCAGCTATTTATTCCACATCCTGGTCATGTAATGGTCGGCGCTGACCTCGAAGGTCTCGAACTTCGGGCACTTGGGCACTATTTAGCCGTCTTCGATGAGGGAGCCTTCGCTGATGTTGTGGTCAACGGTGATATTCACCAACAGAACGCAGATCGCGTGGGATGCACAAGGAATGAAGTCAAAAGTCTTGTTTATGGGTTCATTTATGGGGCAGGAGATGTGAAGTTAGGTCATATTTTGCACCCTGAACTTAGTGATGCTCAAAAGAAATCTTTAGGTTCTGAGTTACGTCGTAAGTTTCTTGATGCAATTCCTGGACTCGAACCTCTAGTTAATGCAGTAAAAGAAAAAGTTCGCAGTGCTGGTCAGCTCAAAGCATTAGATGGTCGTCCAATCTTCTGCCGAGCAGAACACAGTTCACTCAACTTTTTGCTTCAGTCATGTGGGGCAATTTTGAGTAAGCGATGGTGTGTCATCGGTCAAGATTTACTTGATCAAGCTGGTCTTGCCTACGACAACGACTACACCCGCTGTGCGTACGTACACGATGAAGTCCAACTGTCTGTAGTACCAGCAGAAGTGGACCGAGTTAAAGAGCTCTTAGTTGCTGCTGCTCCTCTAGCAGGACGCTACTACAACTTTCGTGTTCCGATTACTGCTGCTGCAGACCATGGAGATAATTGGGCAGCCACTCATTAGATAATTTGTGGTTGATACAATAGTCTCTATGGAAGATTTACATATTGCAGTTGAGTTTGATGAGCGTGCAATACGTGCGCTCCATTGTGCTGTGTCAATGACACTAGAGAAATGGACAGGGCAAGGTGAAGTAGATCAAGAGGAGCTTTTTAAACTAAAGCATTTCTTACAAGGTGCTATATTCGAATTTGACTTAAGTCGTTCGTTAAAATAAACTATACACTAAAACTATATAGTAGTGAATATTAATAATCTTACCCGCTTCGCTACTGATCGTCTTGATGATTTAAAAGATGTAGCTGGTGCTATTTCTAATGAAGTTAAATATGCTGCTGGTCAATTAAGAGATAAAGCTGTTGTGCCCGCTATTGATAATTCTATGGAAACTGGCTTGCTGCGAAGTGATGCTGGAATGTATGGACGTTATTTAACAGGAACTTCAGTTCCTCTAACAAAAGTGCCTTTAGATATTAAGCGTGACGAAGCAGCAATCGCTGAGAAATTAGGTGGATTTGAAAACAATAATAAAAGGAGGCAAGGACACACTTCACTTAGGAATAGTATTGCAAAATCAGACAATATGTCAAAAGCTTTTAATTCCGTAAAACAACTTTTTGATGAACAGCAAAAAACTGGCGTTGATATCAAAGCTCATAATATGGGGTTTGGAAAGTATTCTCCCGAACAAGTATCTAAATACAATAAAAGCGAAAGCAAAATACAACAGTTAGTCCAAAAACATGGAAGACAAGTAGGCCCACTCAGTCAAAATAATCCTGCTCCTAACTTTAGTGATAGAGATAGATCCTATGCTGCTTCAGAGTTTAAACCTTTTGATAAAAATAATTACACTAATCAAAATTACAAAGCCGAGTTTGGAGACCAGGGGATTGTAGGCTCTACGGCAAATACCCTTGGGCAATATACTGTAAAAGATGGAACTGTGCTTGATAGGTACGATTTCAATAGATACACCAAAGGTAATTTTGAGGCTGGCGGAGTTATTACTGGAGCATCAGATACTTCAACAAATCTCCCATATTTCTTGGCAAATTCTGCAGGAAAAATTGCTGACAAGCTTGGTATTATTAATCCTCAATCAGGATACGACGTAAGGCTCAAACTAAGATAGAATATAAATACGTTCATCTCCTAACATTAGGAGACGCAAGTACCGCAAGACTGGTGGGAAGGAACGGGAAACTACACCTCACTATGGAGTTTCCAATGACCCAATTACAAGCTCGTGCTGTCGAAAATGCACGTAAAGAATACCGTCGTGCACAGAATGAACTGCGTGTTCATCGTCTGTCTGAAACACGGTATCGTGGTATTCCCACAATCAAAGCAACTGAAGTAAAAGAACAACACGGATGTTTTACATATCGTGGTGTTAGTTACTGTCACTAATATATACAATTATATTTCTGTCCCTCGCTTACCAGCGGGGGTCTTTTTTTATTTATTTGTCACATATAATTATTGAAGCGATAAGTGTTAATCGCTATACATACTAGTTATTTATTATGAAATCTATTATTGCTATTGCAGCTTTGTCTGTTTTGTCTGCTCCAGTCTTTGCTGGACCATACACAAATATTGAGAACAATGCAGTCTGGTTGGGCAAAGAGTTCGAAGCTGCTTCTACCGAAATTCATGCTGGGTATGAATTTGAAGCTGGAGAAGACGCTATCATTTATGTACAGGCAGGACCTGCTTTTATCTCCATTGAAGATGAAGATACAAACACAGAAGTGTCTGGCAAAGTTGGAATTGTTGCTGATGTCTCAACAAACGTCGAAGTCTACGGAGAAGTTGCATTTGTCACTGCCGATCAAGAGTTTGACTTGGATACCCTCGCATTGGGTACCAAGATTGGTGCTACCTACCGCTTCTGATCGCTAGATTAAGAAAGGAAGAATACTCGCCCTCGCTTAACAGCGGGGGTATTTTTTTATTTATACAATAAAGGAAGACTATGTAATAAATAGATGCGATACGCGGGTGATTTATTTAGAGCTTTTGGTGAGAATTTAAGAGAACAGAAACTAGCTACTAACCGTAGTAAACCTATTGGTGCTGGTGCTAATGGTGTTGTTTATACATCTGATACGCCAGGGAATGTAATAAAGCAAACTCAAGTTGATGATCAGTTATATGAGCGCAGTCTTGAAAATGAAGTTAACATGCAAGCCATAGCTGCTGAATTGGGAATTGCTCCAAAGGTTGTTGGATTAGAAAGATTCCAAGGCGGAATTGGCAATCGTATTGAAATGGAAGACGTACGTAAAAACTTTGAAACGCATGGCAATTATCAAGCATTTCCTACTGGGATGGATGCTGTACGTGTCAATCAACAATTAGGTCAATTAGCTTTGAAAGGCGTTCGACTAGAAGACAGGCACAATGGCAATGTCTTGTACAACAAAATGACTGGGCGTCCGATGCAGATCGACTTTGGCATTTCTGGGAAACTGCTAGACGACTCACAAAAAGCTGCGATGTTAACTCACGTAAGTGCTGAAGGCTTTGAAGCCGCAGGTATTCCTGAACTGGGACAAATATTGCGTGCCACAGTTAATGATTACTTAGAAGGTGGCGATATTCCTCAAGCACTTGATCTAGCCAAGCAAGGATTTAGTCGCTTACAAAAAATAAAACAGGTTGCTTAAGAAGTAAACTCTTCATAGAGATTTCTCTTGACTTCTGTTTCTGGGCGAAAAGACTCGGCTCGTTCTTTATCATAAGCTGCTCTTTGATTCCGCATTTGCTGAGTAAACAATCCACCTTTAAATCCTCCAAACCCACCTCCAGCTGCTCCTCCATACGGTACTCCTTGTGTTCCTGGAGATTGTTCAGTTCTAAAAGGTTGTCGATTTGCATTAAATCTATATTCAGCGGCACGTTGCTTTGCTATAGCTGGCCCACGTTTGTTGGGAGTATAAGCATCACCCTGTCGTAATCGTCGTCTATCAACCACTATAGATTCCTACTATTACTTATCCATTATACTTCTGAAACCCAGGCTTACATTCATCTTCTGCATCAAAACACACTACCCATTCTGCATCCTTTCTCAATAGATGCTCAGGTAATTCTGATTGAAGTATTGATATAGCTGCAAGATGGTGAGGTGAATCAGTAAATGCTTTGAAATATTTCGATAACGTTATTCTTCTCACTAATGAATGCCTACTTGCTGATTAAGCTCTTTCACTGCCTTGGCTAAAGGCACAATTGTTGCAACAAGCTTTTTAGGTAGCTCTTTTTCTCGTTGTTCCATAGTCTTTGATACAAGCGTCATCTTCTCTTGCACTGCATCAATTTTGGTTTCCAAGCTTTTCTGTTTATAATCTGTGAACTTCATTGACAATAGCAATGTCAGTACTGGACCAATAATATATTCCATTGATATCGATTAACTCAACTAAGTCTAACTCAATTAAACAAATTCGAGGCCGTCATCTTCTAAGTCGTCATCCTCCCATCCCTCGTCCATGATGTCTGTAGACATTTCCGGTTGATCTGCAGACAGTTCTAACAATTCACAAAATGTTTCTTCAGAAATAATTTCAGGAAGACCAGATTGCTGCTCATCAATTTTGAAAACAATTCCAGATGCCATTAAAGTTTCTTGAACACCATTTTTTTGCTCCATTCTCGATTTAAGCAGTCGTAAGGCCGTTTTTTCCAGAGCTGGTCTGCTCATTCGACTGACCTCGTATCGTGCTCGTGTGAGAGCAAATCTCTGTTCGATTGTAAGCTGGTTGGTCATCTAATTCTGCCTCAGTAAATCTCTTGTTTGTAATCCATTCTTCAATCAATTCTTGCGCTACTTCGTTGTAGAACGTTTGACTTTTAAACCATACTAACCAAGGCTTTGATCCTTTGGAGTGATTACACTCAAGGCAGCAAGGTAGTATGTTGCTCCTCAGGCTATTTCCACCTCTTGATTTCGGCTTGACGTGATCCAGTGTGGTTGCACGGTTGCATCTGCAATATGCGCAGAGGCCTCCCCATCCATATTTAATTGATTTTTTAAATCTTCGCTTGGCACTTTGTTTAGATAAACAAGTGAGGTCAAACAGTAGGTCCGACCAGTCTTCAGCAATACCCATTCGTTCTTATTTAAGGAACTTACTACGAATGTAACGGAACTGCGTTCTTTGTGTGTATTTAAGTATCAACGATTGCGTGTTTGAGTTAATACAAGTTCATCTAACTTATCTTCTATGCGAATCATATGAGCTTCTACTCGCTCCAATGTCGTTGCAAAGTCCACTTTTGATATATAGGAGCGGGCCATGCAAAGTTCCACTTCATCAATACGTTTGTCAACGTTATCAATTTTACTATTTATCTTCGACGTCAGGATAAATCCACCTGTCACTACTGCTAATCCTGCACTCACAATAGATTCAATCATGACTACAAGTTTCACTAGTCTTTTTATATATTGTATCTCACAAAATTTTTAAAAAGTTTTTAGACTAAAGCAAATCTAATGATTAATATGAATCTAGAACTTGACGAACTCCATCTTAATCCTAATATCTGTATTTGTAGATCAGAGATTCATCGTTGGGGAGTATTTGCCACAAAGGATATTGCCAAGCATGATGTATTACAAGAATCACCATACTGCACATTTCCATATAATGAGCTTAAGAAACGAGCAGATGTAGTTGTTAGATACACCTATGACTCATCGTCTAATCCTGATACCGACGAAGTTGTTCTGGGATTTGGATTTGCTGCGCTGTACAACCATGCACCTGAAAACAATGCGGCTTACGAACTAGATACTGTTAATGAAATTATGCGTCACTATGCAGTCAAGGATATTGCGGCTGGTGAGGAAATTTTCATTGATTATGGTTATGACGAAGCCGATAATGCGGACTTTGGAGATTACTAGTTACGTTTTTTTTGACTTATGGCTGTAAGAAATTGTCCAGCCATCTTGCCCAAACTCTCCAACCTCTTCAAATTTCCAATCCAACTCAGGATCTGGTTCTGGTGTTGAACGCTTGAAATCCTCCACCGCAGTATCTAGTTTGTGCGGCAGAGTTGTATAAAATTTTCTTTCTTGTATCTTCCGTCTGACAGTTTCCAGTGGACTCCGACTATTGAACTGATATATCCATTTCCCGTCTGACGGTATGTTGCTCAGGCCTTTTTTCCAGGCTTGATTGCATTGATTGCAGAAAGCACGAGCTGCACAACTGAGTTGCTTTTCAGTGGAGTCAGTGCAATGATTTCGCTTGCAGCAGCAATAACAATCCAAAAAATTGGAGACTCAATAATACCCATGGTTATATATCTAAGTTGATTTTATTCTAACTACTTTGCTACGCAAACTACGGGATTTTCTATATACCTATAGTGTTAATGCTGCGTAGCTCCTATACATCTATTATTTATAAACAGTATATAGGAGCCAGCGTGGTTGGTGTAGTTTTTGCAGCTTTTCTCCTTTAGCTCTATGCTTAGTAAGCGCAGATGTATATATACATTATGGAATTTTCGACAGAGCAGCAATTGTTCCTGGCGATTCGCAGCCTCGACACAAAGCTCGACAGCGTGCTTCGTCGTCTCAACTCAGAAGAACAAGCAGAGTGGCTAGACACTAAAGACACTTGCTCGATGCTTGGTTGCACCGACCGTCACCTCCGCAACTTGATGGCAGAGGGCACCATCGCTGGTGACTGCATCCGTAATGTCGGCACCATCAAACGTGCTCGTTACAAGTTTCACCGCAGCAAGGTTATGAGTCAGTACCTCAAGCGCGTTTGAACTTGTCGCGCTGCTTTTCCCTCAGTGCACGCATGTTTTTCTTGTTGATCCACAGGTGGTAGTGCTTTCTGTGTGTCGTTTCTGAGTGACCCATCAGCCTTGCAGCAGTGCTGATCTCTATCCCCTGCACTAGCGATCGAATCGCATAAGCGTGACGCAGGTTGTACAGCGGCCTGTGCTTGAGATTGTTACGTTCCATGTAATCGGAGTACTGCCTGGAAACGTTCAAGCGGTGGCAGGTGGGCTTGTGTATCTCACATAGGTTCAGCTCCTTGATCCATTCTTCTGGCAACGCCCAAGCTTCACGCGAGTAAGGCTTGCCCTTGGTTTTGTAAGTCATCAGATTGATTACGTCATCCTCGAACTCGACGCTCAGTAATTCGCTGGGCCTGGTGCCAAAGGCCATGCTCATGCCATGCACCCATTTCCAACGTGGATCTTCGATGCTGCTCCAAATCGCTAGCAATTCCTCATCACTAGGAATGTCCCGCTCAGTGAGCTGAGAAATTGTGTAGCCCTTCATCGCGTCGAACAGTGGCTGCTTATCCCACTTCAATCCCATGTGATTAAGGGTGACTGAGACGATCGAACCGAAGTTTTTCCGACTGCTAGGCGACTCAATGTCCTTAATCACCTGGCAGATCGCCTCTAGATCAGCAGATTCATAGAACTTGCTGAACAGGCTGATCGTCGGTTTGTACTTAGCGGTGTAGATGCCCGCGCCTGTCTTGGGCTTGTCTGGGTAATAGGCATCGAAGCGTGCCTCGATTGCCTGGCACAGCTCTGAAAACAGGATCGAATCACGTTGAGCACTGGTTTTCTTTGCAGTGATCTTGTCTTTGCTCCAGTTGCTCCAGCTGAAAGTGCCCATCGAAAGCTCCTCGTCCAAGCGGAACGCCAGCTCTTTGGCCTTATCAGGTGTACTTAAATCGCTGGCCCTCAGACCTGTCGGAATTTGCTGCTGTTTACGCTTGCTCGGCTCCGTTTTGCAGGGCAGTGTGGCGACTAAGTACACAGCCTGTCGATCAGGCAGGGTTTTGATAGCGCAACGGTCCAGCTTCTTATTGAGGAACGTGACCCAATTTCTGTCCATCACTGACTTCTCGGCTGATCCGAGTATGCCCCAAACTCACTGATCCTGTGTACTTAAAAACCGTCTTAAATCCCTGGTTTTGGTGCCGGAACAGACCGGAACACAGGTGAACCAATAAAAAAGGGACCCTTTCGGATCCCCTGGTATGACTGGTATTTCAGCCGTTGACTGAATCGGAGCGGCGGGATTTGAACCCACGACCCCTACTACCCCAAAGAGGTAATAATTCTTTATAAACCCGCTGTATGACTGGCTCTTGAGTCGTCAAATTTTTAAATGTGCTTAATTTTGTGCTTAATCACTGAGGTGGTTTGCCACTCAGCAGTCCTCTAGAAGCACCTTCTTCAGGGAAATCTCTTGGCCTTGATTCGATGCTGCTTTTTCCACCCGACACCCGTTCATGTGCTTGAAAGGTCGCTCGTTTGTAGCGGTTCTGGAAAATGTCTGGGATCCAGTGGGTCTCAACCCAATTGATCGTTGGATTTAATTCGATATGCCGCTCTACCGAATGGCACATGGCACCCATTTGTATATAGCCATCATGAGAGACGCAGGTGTTGTCGCCTGTTCTATGCAGATAAAGAATTTTGCTCACTAGCTAACTGCTGTAATAGCCGCACCACGCAGAGGCACTCTGTAGTCAGTTCCTACTTTTAAAGCAGCATCTGAAGTTACAAAGATTCGATCAACGTATTTTCGTTTGTCATCACTGTCAAATGTGTAGTTCGTGCCATCCCACTCAACTTTTAAGTGAGGGTTAGAGTCTGAAACAGAGATGTAGACCGACTGACTGTTGTCACTATTGTCAACGCGCACGCAGCTTTCATAGATCGTGTTATCTCCGTTCCACCACCATCTAGGAACATTAAAGTAATTAACTGGACGATCCGTAGTTCTAGGACTTACAAATGTTAGATCTCCTGATTGATCTTCAAATGAATGTAGTCCTGTAATTGTAATTGCACCAGCCATCAGTCTTTATTGATAATGTTTTTATAGAAGGTTGCCTTCTTCTTCATTTTAGGTGATGCACTTGGATCTTTTAGTACAGAATTGGCGTACGACATACGACCTTCTGGAGTATCTGGATATCCAGCTTTTGTTGCCGCAGCAGTAAAAGTCCCTTTTGTTCCACCCTTTTTGCCGTGAGACATTTTTTTAAATGCCGTGGCTAACCCTTTTGCTTGCTTGCGAGTTTCCTTTGACATTACGAGCGATGCTTTGCGGCTTCATCTGCAACATCCTTAGGCTGCTTGCTGTACTGTTCTCCCTTTCGAATAGACGCACGTTTCTTAGCATTTGACCTAGCCTTTTGACTATTAGTTAATGCTTCTCTAGCTCCTTTAGGACGATAACGTTCACCCGTTGCATCCTTTCCTTGAGTACTATTTTTACCTGAGTCTGTACCCCAATCTTCTTTAGTCCAACTATCTAGAGAATTTTGTGATTTTGCTTTAGCCATTGTTAAAATGCCCATGGTGGTACACGCACATCACCAGACATTGTGGTTCCTTCTATGAATCCTTCGCGTAAACTTTTTCCTGTAGTTTCTTTAGCGATTACATCGCCTAAACCTAACAAAGGATGAGCTGCTCTTATTGCTGTATCAACTCCAGATTCACCGGTAAATGGTTTCTTTTGTATGAGATGTTTTCTAATTAGATCAGCGGCACCTATAACTGCAGATCCTAATGGACTGCCAGAAATAATCTTTGGAATTTGTAAGGCTTGAGTAGCCATACGAATACCCGATCCTTTAGCTTTGCCGAAAAGGATGTCAGCGTTTTCAGCTGCATTTTTAGCGTAGTTATACTTATACCCGGTCTTTGAGAAAGGAGTCATGACTTATACCCACCGCCTTTAGCTTTATATTGTTTGGCTAACATCTGTGCTTTACGGGCAGACCACTGACCAGGCTTTCCGCCCTTACCGCTTGCTTTAATTTGAGCGAATAGTTTCCTACGCATACCTGGCATTGTGTAATTGCCAGCCTCATTGACTTTAGATTTTTTTTCAGCCATCAGTTTGATCTACCATGTATTCATCTGACCCTTCTTTATTATATTCTTTTTTAGGCATACATTCATCAGTAATCGGGCCTCCATGAACCCAAGCATCACAGGTACGATCCCCTGCACATTTAAATTTAAATAGCTGACAATAACCAATGTTTGCTTTCACGATGACCTTACGTGGGTCTACATATGGCTCTTCATCTGTGCCAATACCTTTGCCAATACAGCACATGATTTTCCATGTCTGATCAAATGCAGCGCAGTTGCCACAACGTGTGGACTTTGCTTCTTCTATAGATGTATGAAAGATGTCTGCTTTTTTCTCCCAGAACTCATCGTTAGGGAAATCAGGATTCATAGGACCATAACCGAAATTATCAATTGTCCAATCCCTATTCTTCGTATTTTCGTGAATATCTTGAGTTGCTTTTGGGCAGCAAGATTGATGATATGTGACGTGTTTACCTAAGTTGGCTTGGGCCTTGCGTCCTTGATAATCCATTACCATTTCACCTTGTGTGACCAATAACGTGCGCTAAAAATATCTGGCTTACTATCTTGTGCATTATGCCTAGCGTAGTAAGACTTCTTACGAGCTTTATCTTTTGCAGACTTAGGATTTTTACCAGCACCGGTCACGCCTTGCTGACCAAAACGGATGATTTTCTCTTTACCTTCTTTACAGGCTTTTACAACGTGAGATTTTGTTGCGTGGCCTTTTGTACGCATTGGTTTATTGCACTTAAGTTTATCTTTGTCTAAGTGAGACTTAGCTTTTGATTTAGCTTTAGCACGAGCAGATGTTGCCATGTTATCTACATTATCCCTCTATTATTTTAACGGTTCTAAAGGATCTGATTTACCATCAACGATTGCACAAGCACGTTTATAAAAGAAATTATCTGTAGTACCTTTCTCTTCCATAGCTTCCTTAATTTTTAGCCAATTGGCTTTTTCTTCGTCACTCATTGGTTAGCTGCAATGTGATCCATCTCTGCGTGCATCAGGTCACTAAGATTTGACACCTGTGCACAGCAGCTCATAATTAATCCACGTTGATTAGGAGTGAGATTGTCTGCATCAATGGCATCTTCTGATAGCACTATTGCTACATCTCCTAATGCCATGATGATTGCAGGCATTCCCCATTTTTCAACCAAACCAGACATAACAGATAAAAGAGGATTATCTCCACTTTCAACTGATTTCCAGAATTGTTTGCGTTCTTCCGCTGTCATAATTATAGCCCTAAGTATTACTATTGTAGATAGAATACCTGAAGAGACATGTAGACATTATGGCACAGATATCCGTAGAAGGTTTCAAGAATTTTTTTAAATATTACGTAGAGGAATCACATCAACAATTAGGTATTGAAAAGCTATATCAATTAATTCCATTGGATGCGCTTGATGATAACTCTGAGTGGATGCTTCAGTATCGTAATCAGTTGAAAGATCAAACAAACAAAATCACGCAACAACCAATTACCAAGGTCCAAATGGGACTCATCATGAATTGCAGTCCTGAAAGTCTGCCTGACTCACTGATGGCCGACTTTGCACGATGCGTAGATCTATATCAAATGGATCGCATTAGCATTGCATATTTCCTAGGACAATGTGGACATGAATCAGCTGGACTTAGGTATCCTGTCGAAATTGCCTCAGGAATAAATTACGAAAACAGGGGAGACTTAGGCAATATTTATCCTGGTGATGGTGTCAAATTCGCGGGTACTGGCTGGATCCAAGTGACTGGGCGCTATTGGCATCAGCAATACTCAGACTATCTTCAGAAGAATGGAACATTTGATGAGAAGATTATGGAGGTAGGAAAGACACATACAAGTGAAAAGTATCCGTGGTCAATAAGCGGATACTGGTGGTATGCAAATAATATGAATGATTTCTGCAAAATAAAACCACCCGTCGATCAAGTAGGTCAACGAGTGAATGGTAAGTATTTGCCTAATGGGTATGAAGACAGACGTCTGTATTCTAAAAAAGCTTTTGAAGTATTAGGTCTACCGTATCCTGGTAATTAATCAAAGCTGATTAAACTATCAATGACACTATCTGATGTTACGCCTTCAGGTGTTGGCTCAGGTGTTGGCTCAGGTGTTGGTGCAGGTGGTTCCCACTGAGAATAAGCAGCGGATGTAATATATGCAGCTAGCTCATCAGTCGTTGTTGTTGCACTGATGGCTTCACAGTAAGTACGAATCTCACCACGACGATCAAGCACATCTTGAGGAACTGCTACTTCAGTTTCTTGCTTACGAATAACATACCAATCACTAGGAGCAAGCAATGTATATGCTGTTTGATTGGTGTTATCAATCCAAAGAGTAACTAGACCTTCGTGATCTTTTGGAAGATCTGGACCCCAGTAGAAACGTTGGTCGTACCAAGGTGCATCAGGAACTTCTGTAATTCCAATTGCTGTTTTCTCTTCATATGAAGACAACCTCAGCCAATTGGCTGGATACTGAATACCTGCATGTGTGAATGCACGATCGTAAGATAGTGGGCGTCCGTCTAAGATAAGCATGACAATTTCTCTGATGTTACTATTTTAGCTTTTTAAAATTGATTAGTTAATCAACGCCCACGTGCAGTTTTAAAGGGATGCTCAGCTACGGCGTAATATACATAAGTGACACCAGATTGGTTAAACCTAGCATTAGTATTTCTCACCTTAAATCCATTTGAAAGAATGTCAGTATTGTATGCACTGTTAGTAAATTCTTCTTGGCTTGTATTAGCCTTGATAAGAAGGCTGCTTACATTAAAGGCTGCTCGTGCTGTGTCAAGGATGACCCAATCTTCACCAGAAATGCTAGATGCTTTTAATAAAATAAATGCGGGACGAAAATTTGTATTTACAAAAACGCCGTCGCTCGATCCATTGCCGATGTACGAACCCACTGCTGAATATGAATTTACGGGGGCGATGCAGTAATTAATAAATGTCATACCATTGTCCATATAATGACCATGGTAAAGGCTAAAAGTAGTGCTATTTACCGAATAGTAATCAGTAGCAGATGCCCCAGTTACTGCAGCACTTGTATCATCTAAAACAAGTTTTATAATGGCACCTGTGGCATTAGTATGAGTCAACCAGCTGCCAGTGCCGTCTCTTCTTTTTGTAATCACTAATGAAGGTGTGGTGTTAAGTCCATGTCCAATACTTTGCATTCCATAAGAACCGCCAGCCGTAAATGAAACAATCGAGAACCCAGCACTTGGGTTGGCTCTTACGCTTGAAGCAATGCTGCCGTCGTTGTTAGTTACCGTCGATGTTCCGGCGTCCCACGCCCAACCAACGTATGACTGCCCAGAAGCATTTGTCTGATTAGCTGACCCTGTTAACGTAAAACCATTAGAGTCAAAAGACCCAATTGCAGGATCATTGGTCTTTTCAGCACCAGTATTGCTTGATTCCAGTGCTTTTGTAACACCTCTTATTTCATCAAATAAAGCATGTGCATTGGCGTCATTACGTCGTTTCAACCATAAAAAATCTGGCGAGAATCCAAGCCCCGTTTGTGCATTAGTTCCACTATTGCCCGTATATAACTTCGTATCAAAATACTGACTGCCATCCGCAATCGTTGGGGTCGGTAAGTTTGCGGTGCATACGGCCTTGTGTCCAGTGTTTGGAGTGCCGCTGAATGGTCGCTGTCCAAAATTATATGAGCCTGCAGCACTTGTAAAATTCGCTGCTGTCCCATCCCAGTTATAACCAGTCGTACCAATTTCGTAATACCATTGGCCAGATCCTGGAATAATTGTTGGCAGATCACTGCTGCCACTCGCATCTAGATTCCCATTCGTCAACGTAGAATGACCAGCGTGCAATGGGTTTAACGTTGCAAAATTGTTAGTTGGGGTGTCAGTTAAGCTGTCGTTGCCTACACCTGCAGTAATACTAAGATTGTTAGGAGTAAAATTGTTGCTATTTCCAGAAGTATCTTTTCCTAATGTTGTTGCAGTTGCAGCGCTGTTATCTGCAAACAAAAGTCTAAAACCATTTGTTCCGAACGTTAGGCTAGCAGTATCAATAGCTTGCCACACACCGTTATCGTCAGTCTCACCAAAATCTGTGGGTGCTAATGCTTGACCATCGATGAAGTGGGTATCAGCTAAGTAAAAACTACTGTAACTATATGCAGGACTATATGCAAATGTATGAGGGACCGTACTGTTGACTAAACTGTCAAGATTTTGACTTGGATAGGTTGACGTACTAAAATTAGTATGTTGAACACCATTGACATAAATTTTAATTCGGTCTGCACTAGTAGATTGCGTCGAATCAAATGATACTAAAAAATGATACCAAGCAGAAGGGTCTCTGAATAATGCTGTAGTTTTTACTCGCCATACCCAAGATCCTGTATATGATTGCACCCACAATTCACCATCATTAATTCTAATAGAAAAATCGTTTGATCCGCTTGTGCCTCCATTAAATATATTAGCTTCTGTATCATCTACGATTTTTACCCAACCACTCCATGTCCACGTCTTGCGATTACCTGCAGAACTTGGGGTTCTATTTAAGTACGCAGAATCTCCTGAGTTAAACCTAAGACTACGTGCGATCTCGTAGACACCAGCGCCTCCTTGTCCAGAGGCACCAGCAAGTATATTACTTCCTACAAAACTCATGAGTAATTAAGGGTAGCGACGGCTTGAATAGATGTAGAGCTACGAACGATGTAATCAATACGATCTGTCTCATTAGCTCCAGTTGAAAGTGTGGGTGCGCTTCCGCCTATCCAATCCCAATAAGAACCCCACGCGGCTGTACGACTGCCTGTCCCATCCTGTGTAATAAAAATCGAACCTGATTGACCAGCAGTAATGTTTGTTGGATTTGCAATTGTACGATTGCCACCAAGAACTACGACGTAATTATTCGAGTCGTTTAAGTTGGGAGTAATTGTTGCTCCGTCCGTCAATGTTGTAATTTCTGCACGCTGTCCAGCTGTCCATGTGTTTGCAGTTGACAGTGACACACCTGAAATAGTAGAAACAGATAGCTCTACATCACTACCACTATTGTCATAAACTAAGGTATCAACTTTAATTTTCCCGTAAGCCATAATTAACCACTAGGCATCATATCTCTAAACCTATTGTAGTAGATATAGTTTGCAATATAGTTTAGGTGAAATTACAGAATACGGAAGGTCGAACTTGATGGAACTGTTACTACAACACCTGAATCAATTGCGAGATCACCTACAGCGCCTGTGTTGGTATTAGCAGCGATGACCTTATTAATAGTAAGTACTGTTGGTGTCTCAAGGAATTGACCTTCAGTTCCTACTGTTGATGTTCCAAGTGTTTTCCACTTTTCTCCATCATATGTATAGCGAATTCCGTTTCCAGCAACGAAAAGATCACCTGCACTTGGATTATTAGGAAACTGAATGGCGGCCATTATTGCACTCCCTGCAGGTCGATGACTTCATCAATGTATCTTTAGTATATCGAAATTTCTTACTCCCCTATATCTTTCGAGTCACTATCTTCTGTGATTTGAACGCTTGCCGAAACTTTATCATCCTCAAACTCAATAGTATCTAGCAAGCTTTGTACAAGATTGACACTGAAAGCTAGAAGGGTGTTGTCACCACTTGCTCTAGCGGCGCCGAATGAATTAATAGCAGATATTAAATCTGTTTTTTTGCAAGGCATTTATATTATTCAACTATTGTGATTCTACCCTATTTGCTTTGATTAGACTGCAGCGACTGTCAGACTTCCTGCGTTACTAACAGTGATCCGATAGCGCGTACTATTTGGGGATCTGATAATAATTCCAGCACCATCCCCATGGATTTCCAGCTTGTCCCCTGGTGTGGTCGTACCAATACCAAGGTTGCCTGACGTATCCCAGTTCGGACCACCAGTACTTAAGTAGTCTGGCGTCACAGATCCAACAGGGATGCCACCATTCCAACTGGGATTCCCCTCTACCCATTGGCTTGAGTCTGTATCTACGTAATAGATGTACGTTCTTCCTTCATCTGAGTCATACCATTGATCGCCTTCATTCGCTGATGACGGTGCAGAGGTGCCTACAAATGTTTGGCGGCTACCAACTGTTATCCAACTTCCGTCAGCTCGTAAGAATTTCTGTGTTCCCCCACCGGACGAGGGTACTAGTCCTTTCTCGCTTGAGGTGAATGTAGGCAACGCAACGCCAGTACCTGTACTAGATGTAATCGTAGAAGTACTAGAGGTAAACCCTAGATTAGTTGCGGTTCCAGGTGGAGTGGCCCACGTGCCGTCTGCTCGTAGATAATTTGTAGTACCACCACCAGAAGCGCCAGTTAGTCCAGCAACGCTACTACTGAACAAAGGAAGTGTGGCATCTGTTCCAGTATCTGATTGAACCGTACGAGTAGAAGTGTTGTAAGAAAGGTTTGTTACTCCAGTAAAGGAAGCACTGGTATTAATAGTGATATCAGCTGAGCCGTCAAAACTTGCTGAACCTGTCAAGTCTCCTGTAAGTGATATCGTTCTTGCTGTTTCAAGTGTTGTTGCTGTTGACGCATTTCCAATTAATGCAGCAGTGATATTACGAGCTATAAAATCCCCCGACGCATCACGTGAAACAATTGCACTAGCAGAGTTTAAGTTCGTCGCTGTTGTTGCAGAGTTTGCAACCTTACCTGCTGTTGTAAGTGTTGCAAGATACGTATCTACAATCTGTGTTCCTTGCCAAACACCTGTACTAATTGTTCCTAGTCCAGTCAAGCTAGACCCAGTAACTCCACTTCCTAGAGACGAAGTGCTTAATACTTCTGTACCATTTATATAAAATGCTTTGCCAGATACCAAATTGAAGTGCTCACTCGATGTCCACGCATCTGTACTATCCACCCATAGCAAGGTTTTGTCCGTAGTACCTTTTAACGTAATTCCACCATTATTTGCAGTTACATCCGTTGGTGAGCTGACCACACCTAATTGAATATTTCCGTCCTTGATGGTGACGATGTTTGCATCAAGCGATACTGTTGAACCTGTTACAGTCAAGTTACCTGCAACATTTACATTGGCATCAAATGTACTTATACCAGTGACATCTAAGGTTCCAGGTATATCTATATTTGATGACCACTCGACACCAGTGCCTCCTGCATCTGTTTGCAGCAACTGATTTGAGCTTCCATCAGCTAGTTTACTAACAGCAATTTCAGCCGATCCACTAATATCTGCGTTGACAATACTACCATCAATAATATTGCTGGAGTTAACGGTGACATTACTTGGCAAGGCACCTGCAGCAATGTCAGTTGTGGCTACACCTCCCGCAATTCCAGAGGAAGTAATTGTTATACCAGCAGGGAGTGCGCCAGTTCCAAGCTTGGTTAATGTTATAGCCGCTGTTGAACTTATGTCTGCATCGGCAATTGTCCCATCAACAATATTTGCACTAGCCACTGTAATTCCAGTAGGCAGAGCACCTGTGGCTAACTTTGATAAACCAATTGCAGCACTGCTATTAATATCTGAGTTTTGAATGGTGCCATCAGCGATCATCGCTCCTGTGATTGTTCCTGAATCACCAGTGCTCACCAAAGTACCAGTCGTATCAGGCAGTGACAGAACTCTATCAGCTGTTGGTTCAATAACAGTTAAACGAATCTCATGTGCGTTTGCATTAGCACCTTCAAAAACAACCTTACCGTTATTCAAATAGATGTCGGATGCGTTTAGGTTTACACCTGCATTCAGGATAAGATTTCCTGTCATCGTGTCACCGTTTGAATTCACATAACGGTCATCTAATGTTCCACTTTGATGATTTAGGTTAGATGGATCAGGAATTAAACTTGTATCGAATTTTTCTGTACTTGCATCTACCCACTGTGTAGTACTGCCGTTGTTGTAGTAATAGTACAGACGGTTGTCGTCAGTATCAAAATATAGATTCCCTGCTACTAGTCCAGAGGGTGGTGTTGAGGCAGCTTGAATAGCCGCTTCATACCCAGTAAACGATAAGTTGGCTTTTCCTGCAATGCGTACAATATTTCCGGCACTATCTTTAATGAAAATTGCGGGGTCTGATGAATTGAAGTTTACAGCAATTTCACCGTCCAGCATATTGGCAGATGTAGGCTGCTTAGCTGCACCACTGTCTAAAACATTAGAGTGCTTTAATTGAATTTTCATCGATAAACGCCCTAGACTATCTTCTTGATATATCTATTTTAGCTATTATCCCCTGTTGTTTCTTCTTTAATCATTTGACTTAAATTTGCATGGATCTGTTCTTTCAAAATAGTTCCTAGCAAATGTTGATATGTCATGAGTAATCGTGTTGTTTCCTTCAAGCTCGTTTGCAATGATTTCACATCACTGCATGAATCAATCTCATCAGTAATTACACGTAAACTTAGCACCTTCTCTAGTGGTAATGCATAGTCTTCCGGCTTGAACATAGACTATCCCTATTTATAATCTTCCTCTTTAGATTAGCGTACTATAAAATTACTTGCTGTCAAACACCATATATGCGGTCTTCGTTGAATCTAGATTTAATCCCTTTGATAGTGAGAATACAATCTCTGATATTGATATTCCGGTTCTTGTATATGATTTATTAAAGTTTGCATAGGAAGCGTCAATCTCCTTCTCTAGTTTCTCGTCAAACAATGCCCTGACTTCAGCAGTCGGATATTTATTAGGTTCTTTAACTCTGATGTCATCATTGAACATTGAAGCAACAGCGTGTTTGCATAGCTTGAAACTTAATCGATGTGATTCTGATTCCCAGCTGCTAACCTTACCTGCTGCCTGTGACTGACCTGATATTCCATAATCATCTTGGCCTTGCGCTGTGGGTAGTGGATAGCGCAACTGTCTATTAGTTTTACGTTTACTTGGATCTTGATTTGACTGAGGCATCGACAATAATGCCTGAGAATGATTAGGGCAACTGCAGGTATATGAGTTTGCTGGTGTTAACGCTGTACCTAAACCGAACACCTCATCCATCCATGGATCCACATCGGTATCAAGGTTTGTCCACTTAGTGTCTGTTGTAAATGTCTTTGCAAAACTATTGTCGGAGAATACCAATATTGATCCATCCAGCAGGTCAGGGTATAAGTTTATTTCTGCAGCATATGGGACTGCTTCATAGATCAAATTATTATTGACTATGTCAGCCTTACGAATTACAAAAGGAAGTATTGAATATGATATATTCTGCACTTTTGGGGCTATAAAATCTCCTGTAATATAGATGCCTGGAAAATACTTTTGATAATCCGACTTTCTAAATGCATACGATCCTTTTACGGTATATGTAGCATTAGAGGTTGTAAAAATAGTTGGAAGGGATGTAAGATCGAGCATTGCTGGGGGCAATTCGTTTACGCCTTGATCTAGTGCCACTAATGACTTAGCCGATTCCTGCTCTTCTATTGTTAACTCAAAGAAGTAATCATCGTCCAGATACACTGCTGAATCTAGATTTGAAATAGCTTTTTCTATAAAGAAATTAGTTATGTAAGTAATCTTGCCGTCTAGTAAGCTTGGGTTATTTAGTATGTCAAGTGTTTCTGCTTGTCTCGTTTGTGAGTTAATTCCTTGGTTAGGTACGAATGTTCCTGAGTTCTGAGTAACTGCTACATCACTTACAGGTATGCTCACTGATACTGTTGTGAGATTTCGAGTTAAATTGATCGCATTCGACAGTTCCCTTGTTAATGTTTTTCCATTAAAAATACTTGGCAACCCGCTTGACGTTAGTACGTTTTTAAGTGTGGCTTCAGTTCTACCATTTTGTGTCAACGGTCCGTCAGAAATTCGTTCCCCAATCAGCTGTGGTAAAAGAAATTTATTTGTTGCGTCAGGAGTGATGACTACGTGTATTTCTCTATTTGCTTTATTTACTGGATAAGCAACAACATCATTCTGAACCGATGTTATGGATCCTAAGTTTTTATACTCCTGAATTTTCTTTATGACATAGTACGTGTTTGTGTCAGCGTTAGCCGTTGGGTATTCGTATCCTGTGTATGTATTGTCAATTTCATAGCTCTTACCTTTGAACAAGGTAGAAGTAATTACTGCCTTTTTAAATGGCTGATTCGTAGAGCTTTTAGGTAGACCGGGGTCATACGACGTATCTTTGACCTTAAGGTCGTTCCATCCAGCATTGCTATATATCTCAAACCCCTTACGCCACTTCACCCAGTCACTATCTAAGTTCCACTTCTCAATTACTGATCGTTGGACCACTGAGCCGAACTGGCGATCACCTGGATAATATCCAGCAGCACCTGTTCCCTTACCTTTATCCAGTCGTCCAAATCCTTTAAACGCAAATGACTCTGTCGTACCAAAGCCATTCTGCTTCCTAGGCATCAATAGAATCCGCCGTGCACCCCAAGCAATGGTGCCGCTGTAGCTGTGTCATTAGCACTTTGCTTCTTGACTGCTGCCCACAGAGCCTTGCCCTTAGGAATGTATAAGGCTTGGAATTGAGTTCCAATTACAATACTTGAGTCTGTAGAACCAACCCCTGGTACTGGATTCAATACAAACGGCATTCCTCCATACACAGTTTTTGATCCTTCTGTAGTAGCTCCATTGAAGGTGCCCAGGAAGGCTGCTTGAGATGGAATCAAGATATCCCTAGCAGTAGATAAATACATGTTGACTGTATATGCAGTATTGGTCTGCCTTGCCAATGTATAGATCTCACCAATGATGGCCCCGTCATTTGTAGTGCAGTCAACGATTAGCTTGGCTCCGTTCGAACCACCAATAGAGATAACAGATGTCTGCTCAACTGTTGCACCGGCAAGGTCAACAATATTATGCAGTACGTTATCAACTAGTAGCGGTTGCTTATTAGTAGATGTAGAAGCCATTATGCATTACCTTTGTTTGATTTACCTTTCTTGGCAATTGTAGTTTTAGTGCTGCCAGGAACCATTGCCATTGGATCAGGCATCATTGCTGGTTGACCAGTTAGTCCCATAGCGCTCTGTGGTTTACCCGTCATCGCAGGATGTGAATTGATTCCCACTGTGGCCAAATAATCTTGTGGTGCAAACATTGTTTGGTTATTTTTCAATGGCTTCACTTCTGTGCGACTTACCAATGTGGGGTCAATTGCATTTGCACCTAGTTGAGGTGCATTGACAAGACCCTTGTCTTGATACGTAAATTTATTGACAGTCATTGCATTTGGACCCTGAGGCATAGCACTAAACTGTGGTCCAAAGCTAACAACATTGTCTGGGTTGTTATTCTGTGTTGTTGGATCCCCAGGTGTCACTGACATGTTCATTGACAACATTGCCCGTTTTGGGTCCAGGTTAATTGAGTTCTGTTGTGCTTTACTTAGAGCCATTATCAAATCCTCGTTGTTTGTTGACGATCATTGTTGCCATCATCTGAATTACCAACAGCATTCCGATACATAGCAAGCTTCCTGTCTAGAGCATCTGAAGCCATATCATTTTGTTCCTGAGCTTCAGGTTGAGGTTTTTCAAACCTTGCGTCAGGCATGGGTTCTCCAGTGTTGATTTCTGGTTGTACTCCACCAACAAAGGGGTTACCATCTGCTTGCGCACGAGCTTGCTTAAGTCTCATCTGATAGTCATCTTCCTGACTATTCATGGTAATTTTAGGAGCACCGTGTGTATTTACGGCATGCATAGTTTTATGGTTTAAATCCTAAGACTATTCTACACTTAACACCAACTTGTGCTTAGCATCATTCGAGTTCCCACTGCTGTATCTGCTGGACCTGGAACTGCCAAGATAAACTCTGCACCAGCACGTTCAAATGCATAACGACGTACTTCTGGTCTCCGGTAGTTTGGAACGTATAAACTCTCAGCTAATCGATCGATTTCTCGTAGATAGATTTCACGGAAATAATCGTCACCTTTTAAGGGATCTGATGTTTGAATTGTACGTTCAACATCACCTGAAATAATTTCTTGTCTTGACGGATTTAGCGTCCGGCTGCCGCCTGCATCGAAGTAGTCATCTGGAATGGCTGCACTTGCACGCCACGCAATGTCACACCGTTTAATGTGATAGACAATTTGCTCATACCAGTAGTTGTCTGGAATAAGAGCCATGGCCTCTTCTAGGCGTGACCGATCTCCAGCAGGAATCTGTGCACCAGCATTGAACCCAAGATGAAATCTAGTTTTGGACTTTAGATAATCGTCTAGTTCCATTACGCAGCTCCAGTGATATTGCTGTAAGTGTCAGCTAACACTGATTGCAGTTGATATGTTTCTGAAGGGCTTAATGCTCCTTCAGTTTGTAGCTTTGCCAATAGTATGGCTGCTGGATTGTCTTGCATAGCTTCTTGCTGGATACCCGCACCTAAAGCTCCACCTAGAATTGCTCCTACTAAGCCTCCAGCAAAACGAGGCCCTGGTTTAACTGCGGCACGCACACCCTGCAATCCAGTTTTTGAAACTGGAGTTAATCCTTTCCCTGCCGCCAAACGATCTTTCAGATTGTTAATGAATAGTCCACCTTGATGTGGTAATTCACCTGCGACTGCACCAAGGAGAGCACCACCTCCACCTCCTAGTAGAGCAGCAGTGCCAGTACCCATTTGATTCTGTTGATCTTGCTGCGCTTTAGCTAGTAACGCTTCTTCAATACTAATTGCCATTACTATACTTTGACTTTAATATTACTAGTTTAACTAATAAAGATTAAGTCCTCTTCAATTAATTGATCCCAATTAACCCGTGGGATGTTCTCAAGCTGCTTGAGATTAGCAAACCTCTCACCACTCAGAGACATACGTAGTTCAACTATCTTTTTGGCTGTAGCAAAACCTACACCTGGTAACCGTTTTGCAATCTGTTCTGCTTGAGCTGCATTCAAATTCAATCGCATATCTTCAATAGGAACAATCGGATCAGGCAATGGCTCTTCAGGAAGCTCTTGCTCAAGCTGTGCAATCTTAACCATTCGACCTTTTTCACGGTCATACGGAACAAGTTGATCCAATGTCATGAATGTGACGTTACCTCCAGCATCTTTTACCATCGCAAATTCTTTATCGTGAGTACTGATAAACTCAACTAGTTTGCCAGTCTTACTATCTTGAAATAACTTTTGATCGGACATATTTTTTGGGGTATTCCTTTTCATATTATAAGCACAAAAAAAGCGCCTCATAAGAGACGCTTTGGTTATCTGATTGTTATTATCAGGTGCCTTGACCAGCTTCAATTCCGTAAGGAATGTGAGCATCGCTAGCGTCAGGAGCCGGAGCAGGACGGTAGTAGCAGATCTCGACCAGAATGGCGGAGGGGCTCTTACGGTCTGCACCCACAGAAGGGTTCTGCTCAGCAGTGCAGTTTGCAGAAGTAATGACCTGAACGGTGGTATCAGCAGAAGTGCTAATAGCAGTTCCGTTGACAATGCCCAACATTGCGGAGGCAGCGCCATCAGCAGGGAAGAACTTGTCAGCAGCTGCAGTCAGTGTTACTTCACTGCCAGTGTCACCAGGAGCGTTACCACCAAGAGCAACAATCTTGATGGTGTTACCAGATGCAGTAGCTTTAACGCCAGGTGCATTCAATGCGGTGCGATAAACAACGGAATTCTTAGGAATCACGAATGCTTTATCGGTACGTGGCTTGTCATCCTGACGAAGATCAGGTGACAGAACCTTCAAGCTATAGGTGCCAGCAGACAGGACACCACCGGAAAGAGTTCCAGCGTTGTCAGGATCTAAAACGAGAGCACCGACGATACGGTAGAACTCAACACCTGGGAGAGCCTCAACACCCTGTTCGCGATATGCGTTCAGGTGGGCTACATAATTACCGGGAAAAATTACGGACATAGTTAGTTAGCTCCTATCAATAAACGAAAGAGTAACCAACCGTAATGAAATCGCGGTTAAGCGTTTCAAAACCGGCAAACAGCGACCAGATCATGATGATGAAACGGCTGAAGTCATCGTTGTTATTCAACAAAATCTGAGCGTTGTTACCACCAATACCCACGCCAACAGCCTGAGGGCCGAAGAAGACAAGTTGAGATGCTGTGTAATCAGCAGCTCCTGCAGCTTCGTCAGCAACAATCAAGTTGTATGTGGTTTCGGGCAGGTTGGTGGACTCAAACCAACGGACACCCTCAAAGAGGAAGCCAGTAGGCATAACGGGTTGACCGGCAACAAAGCCAGCTTGGCCGTAAGCAGGTCCCATGCCTTGGTAGAAGTTGGCGTTGGGAGCCTCAGCAGGGTTCATAGGATTAACAATCCCTTGACCCGGATAACGAGCGATCTCGCGGAAGTCTGCGTTCTGACGCAGATGCATCATTGCGGTTGGATCGACGATGCAACGGTAGTAACCATCAGCGAAGGTAGGAACGTTGCGCTTACGCATGTCCTTAACCACTTCGAGGAGGTCAGTCTTTACATCAAATTTGGCGGACTCACCAGCGGCGTACGTCACACCCAAGGTTCCACCAGCACCGCCTTTAGGCTTGCCACCTGGCAGGTAGTAACCACCTTGATCTTTGCTGGCTTGACCAGCAGCTTCTGCCTTCAGCAGTTCGTTTGCGAAGACACGATCACGCCAACGACGATAGTCATCCAGCAGGGTCAAAGAACCGATGCTTTGGTGGAAGACATTCAGGTTGCCAGTATCAAGTAGCAGACGCTGAGCAGTAATCAGGGTTTCACGAGCCACCTTAAAAGTAGAAGGCTGTGAAGCATCGCGGGAATCAGCGGGACCGGTGTACTCGCGGAGAGTAACCAGTACTTTGTCCTTGACGATGTTGCGTGCGGAGGCGGATCCAAGTGTTTGATCGGCAGTCCGCTCACGGGACTCCTTAGTGCCAGGTTTGCCCCAGAAGCGATACCGGTCTAACTGAACAGTTTGACCAGGTTGCTTGGAGAAATCATGAACGACCACAGGTTCAACGGCCATCTCAATGATGTATGCCGGATGCGGACGATATAGTTCAGCACCAAGAAGCTTCGGAAAATCATTATCAATCCACATAGGATCGTAACTCCGTAAGCTAAAAAGTTATAAGTGACTTCGACTTAGTCACATATAATGATAGTACTTGTTATTGCTATACTTTTAACTATATACCCCAATATTTTGTGGTTATGGAATTTATAGATGATAAAATTTGGACGCCTATTCATACCTTGCCTGGATATGAATGCTGCATCGAATACTACATAAACTCAATCGGTGATATCAAAAGTACTAAAGGTCGATCTGAAAAGCTTTTGAAGCAGCGTAAAAATAAAAATGGATATATGCAGGTCAACCTCACGCAACGCATTGGTAGAAAACGTACTGTTACCGTTACTGTTCATAAGCTTGTTGCACTTGCATTTCTAAAGCCTCCATTAACAATGCCCGGAAGGACTAAAGCTTGCAGCCGAGTAGCACATGTAGATGGTCATAAAAACAATAACTCTGCTTCAAATCTTAAATGGACTAAAATAGAAGAAAGTTGTAATAGCAAAAATGGCTGATAGTCTTATTCTTTCTGGTGTTAAAGGTGTATCTAAGCACACTGGTAAAGAACTGCTGCTGACTCGTCCAAAGCGTGGTGGCGATACACATAAACTTAAGGAATGGTGGCACGGTACTAATGGTGCACAGTATGTAAATTGCACAATTTTTGATGTCACTGCTAATGGACAAACAGTTAAATTAGCTGTCGCAACAGGGGACTCTTCGTTCTTGCGTATTGATCATGATGGTAAATTGAATTTTGCTTTCTATGGTGCACGTGGCGTTACTCGTGCGGCACTCTTTAGCTCTGATCTAAAGCTTATTGAGCACTATGTCTTGCCGAGTATTAGTAAAGGTAAAGTCATGACTGTCAAACCACATGGCTCTGAAGAGAAGCCCTCCTCTATAGTCAAGCCTGAGCCGAGACCTCTCGCACCTAAGCCTGCTAAGAAAGTAGCAAAGAAGACTATTAAAGCGTTAATTAAAGACGAAGACTAGAAGCTCGGACGGTCTGCAAGTCGCATGATGTAGCTTTTGTCTTCAATTGACTCAAGCGACTTGTATTCGTTGCCAACATCAATCTGAATTTTATAAGGAAGGCGTTTAGTGTTTCTAGCATGGATGCCTACGTAGAAGAAGTCTCGTGGCTTGATATACATCTTGTCGTAGGGATGTTCTTCATTCTCACTTGTATATAGTCGAACATCAAGATAGCTGTTGTTATAGATATTTGATGCTTTAAGATTTTCAAGATCTACACTCAGGTATGAATCTGATCCAATTGCCGGAAGAGTAAGTGGAGGCGTAGCAGCTGACGAATAGCCTGGATCTGATTCGGCACCCGCTTGATCGAGACTACTGGTTACATAACCTGTGTCGTCTTCTTCGCTGTAGAAATCAATATCTGCTTTGATATAACCAGGCTCCAGATATTCCTTAAGAACAATGTCGCCAATAATATTCAGCTTTACTTTGATGAAATGATTTTCTACACCAAATAAACCTACTGCATCTTCATACTGCAGTGAGAATGGTACAACATTGACCTCCGCTACTTCAGCTTTGGATATACTCGCACCAGTCGCATAGTTGAGAGATTTACTTGATGAATACCGATCTGGATTAGTGTTGTCACTAGCAGAATATGTATTGTTTTGCCTCAGTATTTCTGTAGTGACATTCATGTCTGCATTTATTCAATAACTCTATTGTATTAAAGATACTCGCTTACACTATTGGACTGTTCTCGTAGATTTTTAAGAGCTTTATTTTCTAGAGTTCTGACTCGATCACGGCTCATGTTCAACATTTGTCCAATTGCAGTCATGGACATTGGTTCTAGTATTTCTTCCCCAATCCCATATCGCATACTAATTACTGCAGCCTGCATTTCAGGTAGATCTTGAATGAGCTCACGAATGTCTTCCTTAATGAATTGTTGTTCTAGCAGCATCTCAGGTAATTGTGTTTTATCTTCTAGTAGATCTATTAGAGCGGTATCTCGGTTCTCTCCAATTTTTATTTCAAGTGATGTTGGTTGCCGAGCTTTACACATCAAATCTTTAATGTCATCAACAGACAGGTTGAGGTATTCAGACAACTCAAATACGTTTGGTAGTTGACCATTGATTTGACTTAGTTCACGCTGGGCTTTCTTAAGTTTGTTGAGGTTCTCAGTAACATGGATCGGTAAACGAATCGCCCTCGATTTTTCAGCGATAGCGCGAGTGATCCCTTGACGGATCCACCAGTAGGCGTAAGTAGAAAACTTGTAACCACGACCAGGATCAAACTTCTCCACGCCACGGACCAAGCCAATGGTACCTTCCTGGATAATATCCAATAGGTCCATGTTGCGCTTAGTATATTTTTTGGCGACTGAAACAACAAGCCGGAGGTTTGCTGTAACCATTTTGTCTTTTGCCTTTTCACCATCTCTAATTTGCTTACGAAGTTCCTTGTAAGGAATGTCCATTACTTGAGAAAGATCTTTTGTATCGTCTAGTGCTAACTCTTCTTTGATCGCTTTAATTTCCATTAGACGTTGTACATTTCTACCTAGCAGGATTTCTTCGTCATGCTGAAGTAAGGGAATTCTTCCAATGTCACGAAGATATGCACGGACAGAATCTCCAGTACTCTTTGTAGATGCCATATTTCCTTTTTGCTTATATTTAATTCTATCAGCCTATTTGATATTTATCAACCATATATTCGTGCAAATCTTGTATTTTCTCCTGGGTTTTCGCCAGACTCAAGTGACTCAACCGCCATTGCTTGGGCAGCATGCTCGTTAAACCCTTTCTCCTTATAATTGTTCAAGTTCCTTTCATACTGCTCTATTGAGCTTTCAAAGTCTTCGCCGTGGTGAATCATCTCAGCTGCCATTTGATTTGCAGCTTGATCCTCTACTCCATCTGATTTTAGATGTTTCCATATTGCCTGAAAAATCTCAGGATCATTTGCATAATCACCCGCTTTTCTGTTATTCACTTGGCAACACTTTGAATCTCTATTTATTCTATCAATTACTATTAAGCGAATCCTTTAAGGCGTTCCCGTAGTAAAGCTTGTTCGGGCACAGATGCCATTTTAAAAGCAGCATAGTTTGGGTCTGCCATTCTTGCCGTTTCACTGTCATTACCTTTAGCTGCCAAAATTGCCATTGCAACATGACCTGACTTCTGCTGGTTAGCTATTTGTGCGGCACTAAGACCAGCAACACGTTCCATGCCTTCCCTGGCTGCAAGTCCTTGAGTTTCATTAGTAATTGCCTGTTGTCCGGCATTACTGGCTAGTAGCTGACCTTGAATTTTTTGTTGGTATGAATTTGCATCCATATCGTTGGAGTACATCATTTCTACAATTAGCTTAATTCTGTTACTTATATTGTACGTAAATTAAATACGTCCTTGTTCGGGACCATCTACGTAATCAACTGCTGCTAATAGACCAGCTAGTCCACCAGCTCCGGCTAGCACTTCACCCGCCATTCGCTTTTTAATTTCTTGTTTGAGGGCGTGTTTGCCACCCTCTTTAAGTAATTCTCTTACAAGAGTGTCAAGGTTTTTGTTTTCAGGACGTGAGGCAATCTCAAGTGCTGCAGCTACATCCTCTGGCGTTGGATTACGACCTAAGATCTTTTTGAGAGTTTCAGGTGTGAGATCCTTCTGATCGTGAAATACATATTCCAAGTCAGGATTAGAAGGCAACGACCCCGAAGAGCCGATGCCTAGTTCTCTCGCTCGTCTGCCAGAGTTGTAGTAACTCATCACATGTCTTGGATAAGAGCCTTAGCTTGCAGAGCACCTTGAGGAGCCTGTGAGAGATAACGCCATGCGTTCTCAGGGGAGCTGTCCATCATTTCGCTGAAGGAGCCCCAGAAATCATTTGCCTGGTTGACCTGACGGCCGGGAGTAGGCATATCCATTTGAGGACGCTGGAAGTTCTGTGGAACTTGTCCTTGCTCTTGAGCTTGGATCTCAGCTTCGAACTGAGCACGAGCTTCTTGTTGCTGACGTACTTGTGTTTCGTCAGGGGTCTCAGTGGGATAAGGACCTTGAGGACCGAAGAACTCATTGACGTAATCAGCCAACACATCAGGGTTGGTGAGCATCAGGTTCATTGCACCGTTCTCCTCGTTGGAAGCTTCGAATGCACTGAGGACATTGTTGCCACGCTGAACCTGCTCGATCAGTGCATCTTCAACTGCACATGCGTAGGTGTTTAGGAGAGCAGGAGCTTCAGCACCAAAGTGCTCAAGAACCTCAAGACTTTCTCCGCTGATTCCGCTTAGGTACTGATCCTGAGCCTGACTTGCTCCGTGCTGCACCGCTTGCTGCACCAGGCTGCTGACGTCGGATTCCGTATAGCTCTGGGTTGAAGCTTGGGGCTGCGAAATCTGCTGAACCTGTGGGGCCATTGAAGCCCAACTGGGCTGAGTAGTTGCCTGAGGCGTCGGTGTTGTCTGGTATGCCGAGGGTGAAACCTGGGCCGGGGAGGGGCTGGACGTATTCAGGCTTGCGCTGAGCGCCTGGAACGCCTGCTGCCATGGATTGCCCTGAGTTGCTGCCGAACCCTGCGGGGCCTGGGCCGATGCCTGGTAAACCGGTGCCTGCGGTGCCACTGGTTGTCCCATTGATGCCGGGGAGGTTGGGGACTGGCTCGTCGCGTACTGGCTCGCCGCGCTGGGCACGTAGTTGGTCGGCGTTGCTGAGCTCGTCGGGGATACTTGTTGCGCTGGCTGGCTTGTAACTTCCACTGTAACTTAACTCCTTACGTAAGAATTCTAAAGATCGATATAGGAACCCTGTCATGTCAAGGTTCGGGTCAGAAGCCAAAGGCATGTCTGGCATCTGTGGATGAGGCAATTGATAGAACTGCCCAAGTAAACTAATAAAACTGTTAATACTACTTTGTGTTTGCTGGACCATTCTGAAGGGGAATCCGCTTAACATTGCAGCCCGTTCTTCATCAGTTTTACCAGGGAATAGATATTTGAGAGCTTCAATAGAATCAACTCCCAATTCTTGAAGGTTGCGAACGACGATGCTGTTGTTGAGCAGATCTTCAGTGCTTTCTTCAAAAACTTCTCCCATCCAACGCCAACTGACTTTTAATGCCCCATCAGGGACAAGACCAGTTACACCAGGGGGTATTTCACCTGCGTCTAGTTTAGCACGCATCTCTTTATTACGTTTTTCAAGGAACTTTTGGTATTCCTTTTCATACTTATTAAATGCCCTTTCATATTCTTTCTCATCTTGAAAATCTTCGGGTAACGGCAAATCAGGTTCCGTTAAATTGATTGCTTGGCTAAACGAATCATTGAAATTACGCTCTTCTGCATAAATCATCATTGAGAACAACGAGCACAGCCCATAAGTAAATAGAGCTCTTGCTTTTTTCTCTGCTGTTGCGGCTACACGTCCATATAGTGTTTTAATTTCATATGCTGTGGCAGCCGTTCTGATTTCAATGTCATCAACGCCTCCAAGTGCAAGCCGGATTTCTGAACGATACTGTTTTACGTATAAGTTCTGATCTCCTGAAACACTATCCGGTGTCATATATCCAACACGATCAGTTGGTTCTAGGTTTGCAATTACTCGTGGAACTTTGATCTGACCATCCAAAGTACCAGCACCGAATGGTTGGCTAACACGAGTACTTGCTCTACCTGAACCACCAATTGGAGCAAACCCCGCCTGAGAGCTGATAGTAGGGCGGAAACTATTGTCATCACCACTATCAAGAATGTCATGACGTGGACGACTTGATATAAGTGTGGGGTTTCCAAAGAACTTCATGTTCTTTCGGATATTTCTTACAAGTTCATCGTGATAGAGGATCTGATTAGCTAACCAATCGAATTCTCCGTTACCTGTTGCTTCACCTGTACAGTCCATGTGATTAAACACTTCGACTGCAGGAATGAACCCAAGGCTATTAGTCAGTACCTCTGTTTGACCGGGCATCTTGAAGGGCATTGCACCCATTTGGTTTGAAAACTCAATTTTCTCGTCTGAAATCGTTTGCTCAATGCGATCTTTGTAGACTTTTAATTGAATCCATTTCTTTTTTCCATTTGACCCATTAGCTCCTGGCAAATTGTCTGCTAAGCCAATTGTCTGCTGGACATTAAATGAATAGACAAGGACTAATGACTCAAGATCACCAGCTTGGTCCCTATATGCTCGATAACTATCCTTTGGGAAGTAAAGAACTTGATAACTTTCACCAGCAGGGCGGAAATAAAATAGACCTTGACCGTCACAAAGGAAATAATCAACAATACTTTCGAATTTCATCTCCAGCATGTTCTCTTCGCAGATCTTGGCTAGGAACTCACGTCGTTTACCAAAAGAATCCTGCTCTGCATAAAATTCAATTCCTCTCCGAAGCATAAACGTACGCATTTGGGCGAGATGTGAAGACACAATCATTGTGTCTACAGATAAATCACCTCGTCGCTCTTTAGCTGCTAGTAGTATTTGCTGAAATTCACTATTGATTGAATTCATTGCCATATTTATCTCTTTTTATAGTTCAATACTAATCCATTTCCTCTCGGGCTTCCCTATAAATCTCTTCTGCATTTGAAGTAATTTCCTCAGGAGGTTCAGGAGGTGTATATTCAAAGTTAAAAGCACCACTATCACCGTACATATTCCTTCTCAGAGTATTAGAACGATTACGGGAGCGTTGGATCCCTTCTTCTAATTCATTATTTAGTCCTCTGATTCGTGATGGATTAGTCGGACTATTGTCTGTAGTTCTGTTTCGCTCAAACTGACGGCGTAGGTCTCGTTGACCTCTTATAGCTGAGTCAGTGTACATACTCATAAACCTATTAGCAGCAGCAGGGCTGTCATCTGTGTCGTAGTACCCACCCATTGTGGCTCTAGAAGTAGGTGAATCATAAAGACTACTTTCACCACGACCGCCGTTGTAATTAAAGGTACGGCTACTACCACCATAGGAACGTCGTGAGTAGTCCCTATTGTCTCGGCTATTATCAACCCTGTTATCTACTGTTTGTCTAATTGAATTATCTTGATTAACTCGGTTATTATTACCATCAATGCCTATACGATTGCGTTGCGAAATTGGCGATGAGATTGAATTATCTCCAGCTTCCGAACCACCTGATCGTGAATTACGATCATCCGTATTTGGATTAGGAGAAGGATTCGGCTCAGGATTAGGATTAGGATCTGGCTCATCGGCAAAACCCTGGAGTGTATCTAGAGCTCTCCGTGTAGAACTCCCATGTTTAGTAGTATCTTTGATTCGATCAAAATAATCTAATACTGCTCGCGCACCGTCCCGCCGAGAAACACCCTCACCACGATTCTGGAAAACATGGTTAACGTCTAATCCACTAAACCTGGAAGTACCTCTATCAGACCCAGCACCTCTTGCAGTTAAGTCATAATCTGCAAGATAGTCATTAAAGCTTCTTAGAGCTTCTCCTGCCATTCGAGCCATCTTATTATTTATAAATTAAAGCTGTCACTATTGTAGTCCATCTGTAAACTACCTCTTCTAAGTAGTCCACCCATAGTTAATACCATTGAGTCCACAGCGTCATCATGTGGTGAATGTCCAAAGTTCAGTAGTTCTTCTTCAAGTACATCCCACTTACGCCATTTATTCCAGACAACTTTTTTATGTTCATATAAACCAAGCACGCCTCTTAGTCTTGCAAGCTTATCTCCTTTGAAACCTTTTACTGGAGAAACTGAAAGATTATAAAGTGCACGTTGCTCTAGGATTATTCTTTTGAAATCTCCTTCAAAAGAGTTTTGATAAGCAACCGCTTCAGGCCATATGATGCATGGGGACATTGTTGGAAAGAAGTCACCCTCGTCATTTTCAAGAACAATATTCCAATCAGCAAGCATTTGACAGAGTAAATCCATCTTGTCGAGATTTCCCATTGTCCGGGCACGACGTTGATCAATCATGAATAGCTTGCCATCTTTAATCCCACCTAGGGTCATGACTGTCCAGTCATTCTTTTCCTTTAGTCCAGCACTTAAGTCAATACCCACACCAAGGCAGTCGTAATCCTCTGGCACTTCACCTTTAATGATTAATTCCGGTGATATCCCAACATCCGTTGACTTAACAGCTGTATTTAAATACTGATATGCAAATGCAACTCTATCTTCTGTCTTTCGTTCATTCAGATATTTCATTGACCAGAACTCTGGCCAGTATGAACGTTGTTTACCATCTTGGTCAGTTATGACTGCTCGCTGAACAATCTGTTTCCATTTGTTCTTTGGAACGAATAACGTGGCGTGAATGTCGTCATAGTGGAAGCGGGTTCCCAAACAAATAGCCCGTGCACCTTGAAACATCGTTGGTGCGATAACGTTAGACCACGTCTGCTCCATCTCACGGCGAATGTCTGGGTTGTTGATTGAAATGGCAGATTTGATAGGGTCATCAATAAGCACCAACTGCGATCGTTTAGAGGTGATTGCACCTTTGAGACCACCACACGCAATTGTGAAAGCTTCTTCACCCGCTGTGTCAATTCCTGCAAACTCATAATCAATAGACCAGTATTCATCTGAACGTTTTATTTTTGAGAGCCTTACCATTGGGAAGATCTCTCTGTATTTATTACTTGTAAGTATCCCTTTGATTGTTGCCGATTTCGCTCGGCTTATGTCTACCATGTAGGCGATGTACAGAATACGTAGCATCTTCTTGGCAGCTGCATGTCGTCCAATCATCCAGGCTGCAAACAAACCAAGGACAGTACTTTTTGCAGAACCACGTGGTGCGAGGATCGATGTATTTGGACCTGCGATTCCAATCAGGCATTCACTATCTTCTCCAGTACATAACTCTGTATGCCACTCCAGCATATGTTTTGCAGGAGCTTTTCCCATGAACTTACAAAAGTCTTGGAAGCTGTCTCTTGCTTTTAGAACATCTTCACTTGGTGGTTTGACAGTTACCTTTGTAGCTGTCATCAGTGCTATTCGTCTGTACGCTAATGATGCGCTAGGTATTGCCATAAGTTAGCCTTTCCTAAAGTCTAACTAATAATTAGTTTCATGCTAGGCCAAAAGCTTTGGCTTGTTTATCAGCAGCTCTGCCTTTCATACGACTAATAGCTCTACTTCTTGCTTCCCTTAGTTTACTTTCTCTGAATGATATTCCCATATCTCGTAGAAAGATAGCGGCTTCTTCTGCACGCCCCTTTGAACCAGAACTACCATCTGGCATTTTTGGTAAAGCCTTTGGCAGAGTTCCTTGCAGCCGTAATCCAGAAGACTTTGCATCCTCAATTGCTGGAAGTTCAGGAAGTTCAGGAACAGGGGGTAGATAGCTCATTAACTTAGTTCACTATAAATCTTTGCAAATACTGCATTGATAGCATTATCAATTGGCTCAGCAAGATGTGGATCATCTTTGAAGATAGAGGTCATCTCACGCATTACACGATCTGCACCAGCAAGGATCAAACCTCTTTTGTCTGTTGTACGGTTCATCCGATCAGACGTCTCAATGTGCGAACGTAACTCCTTTTCAAGCGAAGCAAGACGTGCCGCACCATCCGAACCTTTGATCTCTCCCGAGGTAATGGCCATTCGTAGGTCCTGTATATCGGAGTGGAGAGCAGCAATTTCGCTATTGAGTATTTCACGGCGATTAAGCTTTTTATATTTCATTTTGACCCAACGGGCCATATCATTGAATGTACCTGGATATTTTAAAATTCCTGCATATACCCAAATTTCAATGATTGATGGAGTGACTTCAGCAAATTCTTTGAACTCTTCTGACTCAGATGCTGGTAAAGTATCTAACCACTGATCAACATAGGTAACATAAACTTTACCGGTCTGAGTATTTTTTGTACCGACAGTCATCAGAAGCTTCTCGATAGTTGATTAGCCCGACGACGATTACGTTCTTCCCCACGAGCTGTAAGCATGTCGCTATGTTCGTTAGTCTTACGTGTCTGATCACCTGTGGCTGCTGTTCCTAATCGATCCTGTTCACCTTCAGTAATTGTTTGAAGACGATTCTCTACACCTTGTGCTCTATAGTTTCGTCTAGTCTGATCATTTGTTGCTTGTATATCTGTTATTCTCCTTCCTAACTGACGGTTTTGATATTCATCCTGTAGTTCAAACTGCCTGTCTAGATTACGCATTCCATATCCAAATTCATCAGCGCGGTTCTCCATATTATTACGGAGTTCTAAATTTGCAGCAAAACGTGCATTTCCTCTAAACAACCCGGACTGTTCCTGAGCTTGTTGACTTGAACGTTGAGCATCCATGCTCTTATCTATTTGACTTGCCATGATGCTGTCCTGTAAACCAGAACGCCTAGTTTCTTCTCTACTTGCAGGACTAAAAAAGCTGCTAAGGTTATTTCTAAAATTAGTCATACCTTGTAGAATTCGCTGAGTATCATTATTACTATTACTGCTATCACGTCGCCTACGATCACGTTGGTTACTATTTCGATTATTCCTGCCGTCTTGATCTTGCTGACTGTCATCAATACCGTCTCTATTTGTATCACGAAATGAACTTGGCATTACTTTTCTGATCACTAATATAAATATTGTATCTAACTAGAATAGATGTATATAGGAAAGTAAACGTGCCATGGCATTAACATCTAGTAATTCTAGTAACTACTTAGCAGGTGCTGCTGAAGTAAATAATATCTCCAGTAATCTCTACAATGTTGCCAGACAGACCGGTGTCAATACTAACCAATTAGTTGAGGCTGAGATTAAAACAAGGGCAAATCGATTCAAGGCTAAAACTGATGCTGAAGAAAAAGTTGGTAAGCAAGATCTGAAGATCAACTCTATTCTTAAGTCAAATGAAATTGATGCTAAAGCTAAAAAAGACGTAGAGAAGATCATGAAGCCAGCCCAAATGGCAGGAGCTTTAGCCCAAACTGTCGACTTAGGCAATATGGGATTGATAATGCATCAAGATAAGAAGCGCCTTGATATGGAAAATGCTGAAACTAAACGTATTCAAGCTGAAGAAGATTTAAAACAAGAAGAGCGTGATAGAAAAACAGCAGAGTTGTATAGGAAAATTAACGAATCACTGACTTCTGGTGATAAACCTACTTCTAGTACAGGAGGTACTCCAGAAAAGACCGAGGGTACATCTTCTACTACGTCCACTAATACGACTTCAACAACCTTGAAGCCTTTGGCTGGTTCTACTAAATTACCTAAAAGTTCTATTCGTCAATTAGCCATTGACCAAGGATTTACTCCTGAAGATGCCGGGATTGTTGTTGGCATAGCTGGTGGCGAGAGTGGGTATGATCCAACTAATAGTACTATTCGCTCTGGCCTTTATAAAAGGGAAGGTGAAGATAGTGTTGGCTTAATGCAAATTAATTGGGGATTTCACAAAGATAGTGGTTGGTTACAAAGTTTAGGTATTAACAAGCGAGAAGACTTATTTGATCCAGTCAAAAATATGAAGGCAGCAAAATATCTACATTCGGGAAGTGGTGGTTTCAGTGATTGGACTGTTTATGATAAGGGAATTTATAAGGATTACATGTAATCTTATTCGTGGCTGCTACTCTTAAAATCCTTGACCAATATTCTGTAATCCTCCCATAATCATCATTAGCATTTCACGTTGAGCTTTACGTGCATCTCTAGCTTCTTGAAGATCTAACCTACGATTATCCATACGTCTCTGTGAGGCACGTTCAGCTGCTGCATTTTCAAATTGCAGCATTTGTAGATTATTTTGATTCGCTAGAAGGGTTTGTGCATCTGTCCTTGCTTGGTCGGCTTGTGCACGATTGTGTCTTAAAACTTCGATTCTTCCACCGAATTCTTTTTCCTTTGTAGTACGTTTATCATTTTTGTAATCATTAAAATTTTTCAATTTTTGTTGATAGGTGGAAGCTGGATCAGGAATAAAGCCCTCTTTCGCCATATCCAAATTAAGGCTTTGATTTATCTTTAAATCCTGTGCGTGTTCTTCAATTAACTTGTCTAAGTCAATTCTGCTTTTGTCTTTTGTAAGTTCTGCTTCCTCGTCGCTTATTAGATTATACTTTCTTAGTTCTTTGAGTCTGTTTCCATACTTATCTTTCAGATCTTGTACGTATGCACTTTCTGTTGCTTTGTCAAGAGTTTCACCTTGCCATGTAAATAGATCTCCTACATGATCTCCAATTTCTTTCTGCCTACCACCTAATCGGGGATCATACGTCTTCATTTCACGTTGTGCGTGTTGAGCCGTTGAACCACCAAAAAGAACATCTGTAAACGACATTAAACTAACCCTCGCTGTTGTAGTAACTTAAGCGCTTCTTCTATATTACTAGTTTCAAACATCATCCCATTCCACCTAGTATTGCACCAGGCAATCCACCAACTGATCCTGCTAATGCTCCACCAACATTAAACCGTTGTTGCTGTTGTAGTAACTTAAGTGCTTCTTCTAGCTTACGCTCTTCTGCAGACTTTCCTCCGCCAAATAAGAACTGAAGTCCATCACTAGCAGCCTTGCCTACAGAGGCACCACCTGCAATCATTAGTGGATTGCCCATTCCAAGCACTCCACCAATCGTTCCACCAATACCCATACCTGCTGTGTCCATTACTTTATTGCCAAGACTGTCGTCACCCGTAAGAATATCTCCAACATCTCCTACAGCTTGGACTGCACCAAGCACAGGTAGAGCTCTTCCTGCAAAACGCATAGGAGCGGATCTAACAATACCCATTGCTCCTTGACGAAGACCTTTAGGTAAAGCTTTTACTCCAGCTGCTACTAGCTTATCTCCTTCCATAATTCTGTTGGCATCATCAGCCATATTGCCAATGCCACTTAAGGTTTGTCCACCTAAGTTCCTTAGTAACTTGCCTTGTACAGCACCCCTCATGAACTCTGGATTGTTTTGAATGGCTTTTAGAAGTAGATCTCTTTCTAGTGGAGTCATGACATTGTATTTAATAGTTTAATTAACCGATTGCACTACCAAGTGCTTTGCCACCTTGTGCAGCAGCCAGCCCCACTATTGGTCCACCAAGAATTGTTCCGCCGATACCTGCGACAGCACCAAGTGCAGAACCCATGATGCCCTTACGAGCTTGTTTTTTGGCAGCTTTTTTTATAGCTTTAGCTTTTTTCTCTGCTTGATTGACCATTCCAATAGCACCTAAGCTTGAAGCATATGCATTGGCATCAGCCTGGTAGGCTGCGCTTTGCTTATATGCTTCACTCGCTAGATCAGTGGCTGTAAAAGATGCTGGATCAAATGCTCCAGTTCTATTGTTTGACCAAATCTTACTAAGGTCTACAGCATTACCATACGCAGCCGCATTAGAAGTTCCACCAGAAAATGATGGTTCTGTAAAAACTAATCCAGATGGAGATGATTTAAAACTAGTAGCCATATTTTTCAATTAGCCTTTATTAAGTGTATCAATATTAAAGTATTAATTTTGAGGAATTCCATAATTTGGGCCTAATGTTCCTACAGTTTCTTTTCCAAAAAGTCCAAACTTTGGCAATGTGCCTCCTCCAGCACCAATTGGAGTACTTCCAAAAATATTATTCATAAAAGTTTTGCTGGGATCAAAGCCTCCCGCAGCACCAAATGATCCTATGCTTCCAGCAAGGCTGATTGCTCCCCCAATTGCGGATGCAGTATTCATTGTTGATTGTGCTGATTTTTGAGCAGAATTTAATATGTTTCCCGCTTTATCTTGAGCGAATGTTCCCAATGCTTGTCCTCCTAGATTTGAATCACTTAAAAATGCTTGACCGCGTAATTTAGCCTGTTCTCTATTGTCAGCCCCTGAGACTGCCCCTACATTCAGAGGATCATTAAAATTACTTGGACCAAAACTCATTGCCATTTTAATTACCCTAAATATTGTTCAGCGCTACCGCCTTGCATTTGATTCTCCAGAGAATTTCTGCGACGACGCTCATCTTCAATTATATTACCTCCAACTTGACCTGCGGCTAATCCAGCCATCCCGCCAATTAGTCCACTAATTGCAGCACGTTTGTCCCTTACTCCATACTTTGCTCCAGCCAATCCACCAGCTAATGCCGTTGCAAAAGGAATAACTCCTGTTGTAACTGGCAGACCTCTTCCCAAAAACTGAACCTCAGGTCCGTGAATACCTTCATCTGTAAACTTAAGTGCACCTGCTCCAATAGTCACATCGCCATCTAGTGGGTTGTAGTCTTCGCGCTTGTCATACTTAAATGCTTGGTAGCGGTTGTAATCCTCACGACTTACATCTGGTCTTACTTTCTTAAACTCTTCATAAGGAAGTAATTGACCGGTCCTACCCATTAAATACTTAAGACCAATTTCACCAATAATGTTTGCGCTTTTTGTTGGATCCTCTTCTGAAGGAATTGCCGCTTTATATCCCTCAGCACCTCCAAATGGGCTCATAAGCCCTAGTCCGGTATTAATTGCAATGCCAGTAGGTATTGCTAATGCTTGGACCATCCCAGGGCTGTAATTACGCTTTTGTAAATCACCTGAATCATCAAAGCTGTATCCACGAGCTGCTGTTAATTTGTCATCTATATACTTTGCTTTTTTACTATCCACCATTTCTTTGATGGAGTCCTTATCTTGTATATTCAAATATCTTGGAACATTGCCCTCTGGTGTAGACCTGAATGGAATCTCAGAGCTTTGTACACGAGACTTTTTATAAAGCTCTGGGACAACACGAGACAATGCTTGCTCATTAATTACTTCACCTGTTGCCTGTAGTGCGTTGAGTAGCCAGTACACACTACGGGTGGTGTCCTGAGTCAAGTCATTAGCAACACTTCCCATTATTTGTCCAGACTTTCGAGCATTACTGCCTTTCAGCTGCATGTCTAGCTCTTCAAGCGCTTGACGTTTTTCAGGCCTCAGGTTTCCTGTAAGTTCTTGTATTCGAAATGCGGCAGGGTGGGTTCCCATAAGAGAATCCCATTTAGTTGATTCTTCAGTTTGACCGCTTAGCTTCCGATCTCGAAGCATTGCATTTCTACGATCCTCACGTCCTAGCGAATAGTCATCTTTAAAGCCTTCACCAAAGTCGCTGAGGATATTCCGAATCATCTGCATCCGATCTTTTGCCATTAACCAATACCTTGGTTGTCGTATAGATAGCTTTGTGTAGATCCTGGTAGCAGTCCTAATTCAGCTAACAGCTTTCCTGTTTGATCCTGTCGGATCATGTTCTCTAGTGCTTCACGATCCTGTGCACTTAGCTTTTCATAAGGTGTCTGACCTTTTCCACCCATAGCAAGATCTTTACCTTGTTGTAGTTTTTCAGCAACTACTCGGCCACCCATATCTCCACCAATCGAACCTGCCATATCTAGCATCCTTGCTAGGTTTACATTTGTTCCACCAAGTCTTCCTAAAGCTAATCCACCTAAACCACCACCTACTACTGTTGAACCACCAGCAATTAATTTATCTCCAATATCTCCAGGTGTCAGTGCCATTTCTATGCCACCATAAAACACTTCTGGAAGAAGACGTTCTCCAAGCGCCATGTTACCCATATATTTTTTTGTAGCAGGATCCCTGAATAAACCTTTGACAGCACTACCTGCAAATCTTCCTACTTTACCAATCATTATTCCTTACGCAGATTAATAGTTATCAATATTATATCTTTTAGGTAACCTCTTGACCAAATTGTGGATTGTTGAAGTTATCCATCCAGTTATCTGTTATTTTTGCGTTCTTTGGATCTTCCATATACTGCTGAACTCTGAATCTTGCTTCTGTTCTAGTATTTTCTGGACGACTAAAGTTTTCTGGATGTTTTACATCTGGCACCCCTGCACTGTATCCAATGATGCTTGGTGCAAACATTTTATCTTCTTGTGTCCTTTTCCCCTGTGCAATTTCATTACGGTTTTGCAGATCTACACGGGCTAAATTTCTCTTGTTAAAACTCATGATCAGGCTCGGGGGAAACGTGAACGACGGCCTACTGGAGGCAGTTGGGAAATAATTGAACTCATTGCATCTGCACGACGAGTGAGGTCCTCATCTGCTCTGCGTTGTACAGCTTGTGCACCAATGATGTTGGATTTATTGCGCTTACGGCGAATAGCCGCATCTGCTCTGGATTCAGGTCTCTTTTTCTTTTCTGCAGCTGCTTGGGCACGACCCTCACTCAGCTGTTTAAGATTTGATCGAATCGCGGCAGGGTCTGATTCACCAGTGTTGTTATAGACCAGTTGCTGACCAAACGTAGACAGTGGGTTGGTTGAGCGCTGCGCGGGCATCCCAATATATGGCTTTTGCGCTCCTGATGTTTCTAGCTTGCCGAACCGCTTTTTAATGTCTTCTTCTGCACCTCTTCCTGAACCTAATTCACCGCGAGTACCAATTGGTGCTCTAGTGCCTCCTTTCTGTTGAGCAATTTGAATGCTTCCAAATCCTTCTGAGGGTGAATCAAATACAACACCGCCACGCTTACGGCGTTCATTCTCTACTAGTGCTTGAGCGGTACCACCACTGACACCTTTATAGCTTTCAGGTGATAAGGAGATTTGAGGTTGTTCAATGGGAGTGTTTGTTCTCCCCAAGTAAGTGCCTGTTGGGTTTTGATTAACTGATGAACGACGGGCAGCGTCTAGTTGGAACAATGAGTTAGCCAATCGCTGTTCATCTCCACTTCCCAGGTCCAATTTGTTCATTAATCCGCTAACAACCTGTGTTCCAGCTGGAATATTATTTTCAAATTGATCTTTAATATACAGTGTGTTTCCTTTACGCTTCAGCTCTTGATTTACAAACGTTGCAGCTTTCTCAAGCTCATCAATTGACCGGATATTTCCTGATATCTGCTGTAGAGCGGGATTTTTCATACGAACACCCAGTGCACGCAGTTTATTTGCGAAATTTGATGTCTCTTTAGAGATATTTGCCTGTGGGTAACGGGGAGGAGTGCTTCCTGTGTCCTGAACCATGGCAGGGAGGTTGCTTGCAACCCACTCACGCGCAGTTTGTGGATTCTGTGGAGCATTCATCATCTGAGCAGTGTCAGGTGTGTTAGCTCCTTGGGTTGAAAGGCTGATACCTAAAGCAGGGTCCAAAGCAATAGGAGCCTTGGTCACTGGATCTGCATATCCCACAATCCGTCCAGTGTTATCAACGATCTCTTCTGCATTAGGGAAGGTTCCCTGTGGACCTTGGCGAATGACCTGTGTTTGTTCCATACCTCCAAGGGAGCCTGCGGCTCCGAGGCGGCGAATTTCACCAATACGGCCAATAGCTTCATCAGCCATGGCACCTGGTCCGTTAACTGTGTAACCCAACCGTGCATAAGTATCCGCTAGATGACCCACAGCTTCATCATTCTCTGCTCTCATCTGTGGGCTAAAGCGAGCACTGTCACCTCGTACTGTTGCTCGTCCAACTCGTGCATCAGCTACCCTTTCATTCCCTAAATAGACGTTGAGAGCGTCCATTGCTGTCTTTGTTTCGCTATCAACCCCAGATCCACCGAATACACGGGCAATAGATCCACCAATTCCACTCTGTTGCCGTTCAGCAGAACGTTGTAGATCACTCAAAGCATCACTAAGCACCGATTTAGGAGCATTGGCACCTATATATCCCAGTGGTTCTATAAATGTTTGCTTTCCTACAAAGGCTTTGCCATCTTTTTTGCGCTTTCTACGGCGTAATCCTTCGAATTCGCCATATTCAAGAGGCTTTTGCTCTTCTAAAGTCTCTCTACGAACTAATCCAGTCTCTTCATCCTCCGTAAAACCTCGATCATACGCTCTATATGTCTGCTCATCGTCCTGCATTTGGCCAAAAGCAGCAATTAATTCATCATCATCAAGATATTTAAGATCATCTAACTCTTGACGACCTACTTCAGCCCTAGTTGTCTTCTCTGACTGTGCAATCTCACGTAGATATTGTTCTGGATCAAACTGTTGGTCAGCCCTAGCCTGTCGACGTCGCTTACGAGACACAGCTTCAAGCATCTGTTCTTGCGTCAACCCAAGGGTTTGACGTGCGGCCTGAAATTGTGCACTCTCTATTAATGCATTGTTTAGGGCTTGTTTAGCTTCTAGTGACACTATTTCTACTGCGTAAACCTACAACTATTGTAGATAATTTAAATATCTTTTATATTCCCAATAACCGTGTAAAGTAATTGCTGTTTATATCACTCTTGATAGGTACTCCCGTTATGTTTTCTGCTAGCTGTTGCATTGCACTATTATTCATTAAAGCTTTGTAGTCAATAGGATCGGACTGATTAAATGCATCTGCATAGTTTGTTGTAGACGGAGCAGGCATATCTTTGATTATTGGTTTTATGTTGGGATTTTTGTAAGAATTGATTACTGCGTTTGTTGCTTCATCTTTAAATTCCTGTGCTTGTGGAATGATACGCACATCTGGTTCGCCTGATCCATCTACATCTACTTCTACACTTCCACCTTTGTTCCCATGAATTGCATCAAACTTTGCTGGATTGAAATCCTCACCCTTGCTAACATCTTGATTCATTACTCTGTAGTCGCTCATTAGGTCCCTTCGATCTTGAGCTTTTTCTTTTGCAACACCTTTTGTATATTCTTTGTATGCCAAAGCAGGGTTTTGTTGTGCCCATATTGCTAGATTCTCTCCATTCTTTTGACCTTTGAAATAGTCTTGCATTGCATCTTTGTTTGCTTCACCCGCTTTAAAGTTAGATGCATATTGCTCAGTAGCGTTTGGGTCTAACCGAGGACCTTTCGATAGAGGAGGTGCATCATTTAGATCTGGATCTGGATCTGGATCTGGATCTGGATCTGGTGTGTCAACCGTTGTTTTAAAACTCTTCATCAGTGGAGTTATTGTCTTTGGCGTGAACACTGCATTGTTCCCTTGCTCTAACCCATACCACGTGGTACCGCCTAATTGAATGGTGTTAGGTACATAGCCTTCTTTTTCCAAAAAATAATTGTCAGCATCTTGGAATTTTACATCTTTAACTAAAACTGCTGGCTTATTGTTCAAAACTGTTGAGGTTCCATCAAACCTGCCTCCAGTTTGCCCCTGCAATCCCGTAAATTTTGATCCAGGTGTCATTAATTTAGCAGTAACCGCTTTTTGTAAAGCAACCTGTGCTTTTTTCCGAGCACTATTTGCACTTGTTGTTCTTCTTCTATTACTTGCGGGCATATCTAATTTGCAAATATCTTTAATTTTACCTAATTCAAAAACTACTCTTGCTACGCTATTTCCCTATATTGTTTATTTGAAAATGATAGGAGGAGGAGAGTAGCTAGGAATTAACAAGGGATATATACAAAACAAGCGTATTTTGCGTAGTTCGTAGTTTCGATTCAAACAAAGCAGCGCTGCATCGTGATATCAGTAATTGTCAACGTCCGCTAACACAGCCATATTTAGTTTGTACCCGAAAATAAAGACCATATACCCAAATATTCTTGGGTCAGAGTCAGCTAAATTGACATATGGCACAAAAAGATCCCCTATAGGACCCTAAATTAGTTAGAAAATTTTCGACACGTCTAATCCCTTCTGTACCCCGGTAACCGGTGGAACAAAAAAAATAGTCACAAGTTTTACATGTGATTTTTCTTTTGATTTAACTTCTGTTAAACAGAAGGATTCAACTCAAGTTAACAACAGTTAATTTTACACAAGATGTTTCACATTTGTTTAACTTATGTTGTAACAGTTGAGTTCTTACACATGTAACGTTCACTTAACAGAAGTATAACTTTCGTTTATACATCTGTCGTTGACGTATGTGTATTCATTGATGACTCATGTCTCACCTCGTAGAGATGTCATCATTCCCCCTCAATTCAATTACCGAACACACTCACTCACGCCTATCGGCGTGTCTATTAGTTAGTGTTCTTTGCTCGTTCTGTCGTGCTCGCTGTTTTCTCCGCCTCGTTCCTCGTTGGCTTTGGCTTGGCTTTCGCTCCTCGTCGCTCCGTCTTCTGTGAGGCTCCCTCTGGTACCCCTGGCGTCTGCGCTTCTCGCGTGGCTTTGCCTCTGCTTCCGTTCGTCTTCGCCTTTTGGTGGCTGCGTCTTGCTCCTCGCGGTTGCTCGGTGTTCGTTCTTTGAGGGCTTTGCCCTCTGAACACATTTAACTCGCTGACTCGCGAGTCTATTCATTAGTGTTCTTTTTATATAACAGCCATGTTCACGATCGTTGATCTTCTCACAATGAAGGAACTTGCTACCTTCTCCTGTCACTACAAAGCTTCCTGTCGTGTAGCAGAGATGGAAGAAGAGTTAGATGCCAAAGGAATCAAACATGAGTTCCTGATTTGGCCTGAGTAAGGCAACACATGAGCCCGTCTATCGACGGGTCTATTTCACTGTGTTCTTTATGAGTATGCACTCATGTCCATTCGTAATTGGGAAGCCCACCTTGAAATCCAAGGGTGCCATATCGCATCCTTCAAGTTGTCTAACCCAAACGAACTTGCGGACAAGGTGACACTGGATGACCTCCAGTTCTGCGACAAGATCACACTTGTCCCTGTCCGCTTGCCTCGTGACTGAACACAAGTGCAGGCGTCTATCGACGTCTGTATTTTTTCGTGTTCTTTACATCAAACAGATGTACACAGTTTCCTACTTCGAAGTTCACTGTGATGACGGTATCCCTGAAGCTACTCGCCAGTACTTCAATACCTACCACGAAGCACAGGCTTACGCTAAGTCCTTCGATGACTGGGACGACGTTCGCGTTGATTACCTCCAGGTAAACACAGAACCTCTCCCCTTCTGAACACACATGGCCCGTCAATTGACGGGTCTATTTCACTGTGTTCTTTTAATCAATCTCATGATTACTATCAAATTCAACGCTCCTTACACTGGTGCACTCCGCACTCAGTCGTTCTCATCACTTGCAGAAGCTCAATCAATGATTGACTTCTATGCATCATGTGGAACTAGAGCTTGGTTTGCATAACCATTGAAGGCAGTCTATCGACTGCTTTCTTTCACTGTGTTCTTTATATCTAATTCACACTATGAGTAATCCTTACATCACGCAAATCTGTCAACAGACTGGCGCTACTGAGCGCGAAGTCGTCCGTGACATGATGCCTACATTTCGTCCTATGACTTTCCCTTGTGAAATCCATGGACGTCATTTCGAGTCACACGATGACTACATGAATGAGTTACACGAGTTCATAGCTGGTATGTAACACAATGGCGTCAATTGACGCCTCTATTTCATTGTGTTCTTTCGATACTAAGTATCTCATGCGTAAACTCGCAACCCTTACCAAGATGACTGCTAAAGGCTTGTCAACTTGGACATTCGCTCAATGTGACAGTGTCTACGTTGCATTCGGTGGTACTACTAACCGATGCATCGTTCTACAGACTAAACGTCACTTAGAGGACCTTATGTCTCAATTTGTGTCCTCTTATGGTTACGAGAGACCACGTCCTAAAGCAATTAGCTTGGACGGTGTAAATCTCAAACCTATTAAGCGTGTACCCCCTTCTATGCAGAAGGAGCTTGCTCTATTAGCAGCAACTCCCTCCCCTGCAGAAGAAGAGTTGGTACCACTCTTTTGAGCAATAAGAGTCTTGGCGTCTATCGACGCCTTTCTCCTTCTATGCCCTATTGGGCTTATTCACTTATCCGTTACACGTATGCTCATCAAAGTTCCTGGTCAAGATCTCAATCTTCGTTTCTTCGAAAAAGTTGAGACTGTTGACGACCAGTACAACATCTACGACATTGGCGTAGAGCAGCCTGGAGAAGATGGCAAGACCATCATCGACAGCATCTGTGTCGGTGGATCTTTCTCCTATGCCAAGTCATTGGTGAAATCCATTGATGACAAAGCTGCGGCTAAGAAAGCTGATGCTTCTGACGCGTCCTCCGCCGCTGCGGCTTAGCTTGACGCCTGTCCCCGCTACTGCGGGGGCTTATTTTACTGTTATCCGCTAATCTGACTTATGCGTATTGAAGCTCCTTTCGATCTCCCTGTAGAAGCTCTCATCGGAGCAGTCATTACAAGTGACGATGGCGCTGAACTAGGAGTTATAGCCGACGTCAGAGTGGACATTACTAATCACGAGTTTATTCTCACTCTTGATGATGGCATTGGTCTACTCTGGAGTAATTTGAAAGACTATTCAATCAAATTCCAAGGCTCTATCTAAACCCTCTAGTACTTACTTCCGTAATTTTATTTACTGGAATATTTGCCACGTCCATCCTTCTCTTTACCGAAGGTATGGCAAACGCTGCTCCTGTTAAAGCTGCTATACCTATTGAACTAGGTGTTATGGACAACTGTCCAGGCTCCTGTTCATCTGCGGGTCCTCCGAATCCAGCAGCGATATCCATAACTCCACGACCTGCTAAGGCTACGCCTGCGGCCGGAATTACGTATTTGGGCACTGCATTTACTACTGGCAAACCATACTCAACAACCTGACGTTGTTTCTGTCCCATATACGTTTCAGGACCATATCTACCAATTGGTCTACCCATTTTATCCCTAACTATAGGGTTATCTGTAAATGGTGAAAGCGTTGCTTTACGTAAGCTTGGGAGTCCACCTCCTATGCCTGTGCCAAGAGTACGTACAACTGGATTAGCATCCTTGTACATATCTCTGATACGTAGACTGTATCTATCATCAACGTCTTGAAGACTCTCAATGATTTGCCTAAGCATATCTCCAGCCTTACGTCTTACTTCCATAACACTATCTTTATTTATACCTTATTGTACCTACTATTGAATTGAGACTTATATCTACCGATGGCTATTACCTACGTCATAATCTTAGGTACCTGGGGCATAGCCTCAATCGCACTTCTACTACTTAAACTTCTATAGTTTATTGAGAACAATTATCAACTATATAGATATAGAGCGGGTATTTACTACACCCATTACCGTATATACCGTGACCTGTCCTATGAATTACGTAGGTAAATTAGGGGAGCGGTATATATAAATAAGCAATGTCCGTATTTGACCTTATGAGCCCATTCGAACCATGGCTGACTTCACGAAGTCCGTCCGTTTATGTTATATCTGATTCAGAAATGAAGGCATATAAACAGAAACAGGCAGTCGCGGAGATCGCGGAACTGCAACGGCTAGTCGATAGTCACAAGAGTTCTATTGAACGCCTTGAGGCTCACATCAGCCAACTCGAAACAGAGCTTCCAAAGCTCACCGAAACATCTAATGCCGCATAACTGCGGCTGTAGATATAAATGCTCCATATATAGAAACAAGCAATGATCGTATTTGATCAAACTACCATCATCCTCGCAATCATTGGCATGATTGGGCTCCTCTCCACAGGAGTTGTCCTTACAACTGCCTTCAAGCGTAGACCTTTGAGTTAGCAACACTGGCGCTTATCAGCGCCTGTATTTATTTATGTCCTTTGGATATTTTCCATGACTATGCAACCAGTAACTCTTAACAATGCACTCGATATTGCTGAAGAGCGTGCTTATGCACAATCTCGTCCGAGCTTTCCCCCTGTAACAGACACAATTGTCTGGATCAAGCAGGTGGATTGGGCGGACGTACGCAACCGATGCCGTGGTGGAGTTCACAACGTAGGGCTTGTCCTTGCTGTGACTGGTGAAAAGATCCATGACCTTGGCGCTTGGTTAGCTGAGGTCTGATCTATCTGGGGATAACAGTGTGGGAGCTCTGCATTTCGCAGACGAGGCATGACAACCCCAGAGTGAACAAGATTGCCGCTTAATCGCGGCTTTCTTTTTACATGTTCATCACCATATAAACATGGCACCTTTTAACAACGCTGTGTACCTTCAAAATGGTTTTTACAACCGTGAAGAGTACCTTGCATCATTGAAAGAAGAGTATGGAGCGGAGATTGTAGAAGCACTGACTTCTATTCTTCCAGCGTCTGAAGACTTCGATGGCTTAGTCACCGAACTTGAAGACTACGAGTCCACCACACTGATGTAAACAAGATTGGCGCTTAACTGCGCCTTTCTTTTTATGTACTCTTTGCAAGATTACATGAACGCTATTGCATCAACTCACTACGTAGGAATACACCGTACGTCCCCATCTAAACAACGCATCGTACATGCGTTTGACTTGGACGACACTATTACGATCAAACCGGATCACTTCAACAACTTAGGGCTTACCAAAGACGAGTTCTTTGATGCCTCCAGGTCATTCGAACCAGATGACCGTGTTGTTGATTTACTACGGATGATGTATCAGTGGGGCGATTCAATCGCTATATGCACTGCCCGTCCATCGGACAGGCTCACTGAATCCTATAACTGGCTTCGCAAGTGGTCTATTCCATTCGATTGCATACTTGTGTCCACTGGTGTGGACAACAGCGGTAATACGAAGCAGCACATGCTTCAGTATTTACGCAAGCAATATCGAATGGTTGGCACACTTATCGATGACAGCCCTTACAACATTGAAGGTGCACGCCTTCAGAGGATCAAGCGTATCCATGTCCTCAAAAATTGTGAGTACTGGGACTCTCATCCCGAAGTTGTAACCAAGATCTAATCTTTATCATGCTTAAACTACTTATTCAACAGCATTCTGCTCCACGAACCCGTTTCACTGTCAAGTTTAACGGTAAGCATCTTGCTTTCAATACCTTTACTGAAGTTAAAACCTTCATTCTCAACAACCAATAGCCGCTGACTCGCGGCTTTCTTTTCTCGTGTCCAATGAATTGTCACTATGACTGATGTACAACTTCGTGCTGCTGCTCGACTTAAGGCTGAACTCCTACGTCAGACCAAAGAGCGAGTACGTGACGCCTATTACCTGCGTAAAGCAGGGGTCATGACAGCCATCGTGTGAACACTTGAGGGTCGCTGACTCGCGACTCTCTTTTTTAGTGTTCTTCAAATCGAATGCTTAATGGCAATCACCTACGACTTCACCATTGTTGATACCAACATCACTGGTTTGTCTAAGGTGGTTCCTCAGAACGAAGCTGCGTTCTGCTATCTCGTAGATGAGACCGATTACACCGTTTTTGCTGACGGTTCCACTGCTCTATTCGAAGAGCGTGTCGGTGACTTCATCTCCGATGCAGGCCACGCACACATGTGCTGCGATATCGCTTGAGTTAACCACCATTGGCGCAAATTTGCGCCTTTCTCATTTTTTGTAATTTATGAGGTCTATTTGACACAATCGTTTAACGTTCCAGATGGCATCTCTATGGATGAGCTTAAATCTCATCTAAATGATGCGAGAAATGAATCAGATATTCACGAAGATTGCACCTGTGAACGTGCAGATGCGACAGAAGATTTAATGGAGCTTGCTTCAGAGCAAATCGCATTAACTGGACGTATGACAGACGATCCTGTTGCATTTCACAAAATCATGATGGTCATGATTGTATCCAATATGATCGACTTTCACATGAATGTTGCAACTAAAGCAGGTGGAATGGACGATGGTACGTCTCATGCATGGATTCGTGATGCTGGCAAATTACAAGCAGTCATGAACATTCTTACGTCTATTTCATGTGGTCCTGATGACCCATATGTAACAGTATCGGGCAACTGATTGCCTCAATAGCCGCTTATCAGCGGCTTTCTTTTTACATGTTCTTTATCAAAGTTTTCCTTTGAACAACACTTCAAAACGCTACGCTCAGTTCAACGCTCTTACCGTCACCGGTCGCATCTTCAATGCTGAGATCGTAGACAACAAAGGCAACAAGTTCTTGAGTGTATCCGTAATCAGCACTGCCTCCAAGGATGGCGCTGACTTGGTCTACACCTTCAACAACTCCAATGGCTTGATGAGCCTCTTTGAGAAGGGTTTCTTCTGCAGAGGACGTCAAGTGACTATCACTGGACACATTCACAACGTTTCTGAGGTTTACACCACACGAACAGGTGAAGTCACTCTGCGTAAGCGCCCTGAGATCCATCTCACAGGCGTAAACGTACTTGATGGTGGCCTTGGTCCTATGCCTGCCGCAGAAGGACAAGCACAGCGCTCCTCAATAGGCTCTGTCATCACTCAAGTAGGAACACCTGAGGTGGATGAAACTCCATCTATGGAGCCTGTTGAAGAAGCAGAAGAAAAGGTTGAAGCTCTTTTTTGATAACAACTCCCGGCCGTGTATCCCACGGCTGGGTTTTTTCATTTTTTAAACTATGGACATCGCAATCTATCTAACTATCTATGCCACGTTCGCAATCTACTGCTACGTCCTCACGAAAGTCCAAGAGAACTGATTGGACATACACTTTAACCAAAAGCAGGTATGGGTTATACACATCTATTCTTACTGATGGAACTCGAATGGTTACTGGAATGACAGAGGAAGGTGTTCGTGAAGTCACGGACACTATTCACATCCCTGTCATGAAAGGTGAGTTCGATGGATACACATCAATACCACGTAAGGGTGTAGTGGATGGGAAGCTTTAGTGCTTGCCGTTCTTACCGTTACCGTTGATCGCCTTATTCATATAGACCTTGTCTGCAATGACAGTGACTGCCTTACCTTGGTCAGATGTATTGATATCACCGTCAAGTGCTTGACGATAAGCACTTAAAACTGAATCATCTGCAAATCTTTTGCCTAGCATGTTATTTACTTTAGAATTTAATTCCATTTTAAGTTCTTTATTCTTTTGACGAGTTTCTTTTTGTTTCTGTAATTTACGTAAATACTGTATTTCTTTAATTTCAGCAAGGTTTTGTGTTAAATCATCTGCATTAGTAACGTAACGTCTACCTTGCAATTGATCTAAAACCGCCAAAGCCATTTCTGAACCTTCAGCATTTTGTAAAATTTGATTTAAATGACCTCCTTGTAGTCTTAAATCTTCTTTTAAGTGGGTTAAAACATCACTTTCAGAGTTAGGAACAATATGACCTTGATTTGGTTTTTGATGCGTTATTAAATCTTTATATACACGATCATATCCCAAACCTAAATCATAAGCATATTGTGCCATTACTCCTGGTTGTTCGGCAACATTACGAGCTCCTTCATGCATTCCATGCCTACCACCAAACTTTGCTAACGTTTTTGCTGACATCAATGCTTTTACTGCTTGTTCAAGTTCAGCAATTAATTTTGGATTAGTATCCATAGGCAGTGAAGGCATATCACCTCCTGATAGTTCACTTACTAAATATCGCTGAAGTGAGTCATTTTGTTGATTGTGAGTTAATACTGGATCGCTTTCCTTGTATTTAGACAACGTCCATTTATCTGGTCTTTCTGGATCAGGAATAATATCGTGATAATCTCCTATTTCAGCTCTTAAAACTTCCCTTTGGGATAACTCTTTAAGAAGCTTATATATCTCTGGGTCATCTTTAAGATTGAATCCATCTGCAATTTCATCAAAGTCTAAATCTCTAGTATCCGTATTTAAACGTGATACATCTTGCCTAATTTTTGCTTTACGTAAATTTTCAGATAGCACCCATATCTATATACCTATGTGTTGTTTATTGATTACATAAGTAACATCTCCTTTAAATATTGTATTTAATTTCTATATCTAACTTGCCGCTGACTCGCGGCTCTATGTTTTAGTGTCCTTTGACACTTAGATCTATGGAACAACAAATGATCCTGATTTCTAAACCAGAAGTTGAAAGACTTTTATGCAAACTTCAGCGTGCAGAGGGTTATTGCCGTAATGCACGTTCGCCTATTCCTTTCAACCCTGAAACGGACATCCATGCAGAACCGTGGGAGTTCTTTGTCGGATCCTCTGGATTCGCAGGAATGACTATGCGTGATGTAATCCAATCACTCGAATCACATCTGAACTAATGGGAACTCGATCTGCTATCGGCTATCTACAACCGTCCGGTCGCGTCCGTGCGGTTTATTGCCATTGGGATGGCTACCCAGAAAATCAACTCCCGATACTGAAGTCGAAGTACAACACTCTCGCCAAAGTAAGAGCTCTGATTAAACCTGGGTTTATGTCATGCCTGGAAACTACCCACACCTGGGAATCTGAATACCAGCGCGATGACAATGGTAAAGCGTTATTCGATTTACCTCGGACAAATCTTCGTGACCCGCAGCCTCTTTATCACGCAGAGCGTGGGCACGGTGAAAAACCCAAAACCAGTAGCAAACCATATGACTACTGGCGCGATATGGATTGTGAATACTTGTATGTGTTCAATGGTACTTGGTGGATTACATATTCACTAACTGATAACCCACATACACGTATGCATATCCATGATTAAACCTAACCCATCTAAGTACATTTTTACTTAGTATGGACCTGTACTCCCGCAGAAGAACAGCGTCAGGGAGGCCAATTAGGTTGTAGACATTTTTGCTGTTTCTGTCTACTTAATTAATCGGATCGCCATTTAACCGGTGGTCCGATCCCTCACTTGTTGACTTATATACTTTCTAACTTCATTCACCATGGCTAATTACACAATCGAAGTCACTACTGAAGATGGTGGCAACTTTACTTTTCCTTGTGATAGTGAACAGTACATCATTGAAGCAGCTGAAGAAGCAGGCGTTGAACTTAACTATTCATGCCGTGCTGGTGCATGCTCAACCTGTGTAAGCAAGCTTGTGTCTGGCACTGTTGATCAATCAGATCAAAGCTATTTGGACGATGACCAACAAGCAGAAGGTTTTTTTATGTCCTGTGTTGCTTATCCAACCTCAAACGTAAAAATGATCTCTGATGTTGAAGACCAACTGTAAATCATTTAATTTCCATGTTTACTACTTCTTGCGTCACATTAATCTGTCTATCATCCTTTTTCAATTCACCTACTACATTCAAAAGGATTGATAACAAGATATACGAAGTTAGAACTATGGGTGCTATTTATCGATGTGCAAAAAATCAACAAGATGCCTTTGTCTGCATCTCATTAAATTCTAATTAATGGATGGTTTTTTGTACCAATTGGGATTAGCCTTCACACGCCTCTCATGAATTTGATCTAATTGATTTTTCAAAAATACTTGAGCAGCAGTCTCTTGAGGACTCTCTGCTTGAGATTTTGGTTTATCTAATCCATCGATATAGATTTCATTAGGCACTGGTGTATTACCAACGCCTCCATGTCTAAATCCAACTTGAGCTCCAAAGTTTCCTTTTTGATATGGATTTACTGTCATATTTACTGATGTTTTACGATCATCAGTTGTATAACTTCCACCAATTCCACCTTGATTTAAATTAAAGCCGATATTCGGACCCTGAATACTAAGCCCTGAACCTACAGTAACGCTACCGCCTTCACCATCAAATGTAATTGGTGCACCTGTCACGGCATTGATTAATGGATTTATAGCTGAATGATGCCCCTGGCCACTATTAGCACTTTCCTTAAACCCAGCGTCAATCAGCTGTTGAGGGCTATATCGCATCGGTTGAGGACTATTTCGAACCTTAGGTCCATTCCCCTTAAATATTTCAGAAGATACTTCTGATGGAGATGGATCGTAATAAGGGTCTAAATAGTTCTCTGATGGAGTTTGACCTAAATAGCTCATTTTAATATATATTCGTTTATATTTAGTATAAACAACGTAATTGTACTCACCTAATCTACCTATTCAATGGATGAACACATTGGCTTCTTCCCCTTCGACGACATCGAAGAACTGGAACGTGAAGAAGATGAATTGCCTGCCATTCCTGAATGGCCTTCTATCTTCGAATCAAGCCCTACTAATAATTAAGTAAAATATCCATAGCATATAAATTAATTAGCTATGGGCAAAAAGAAATCTGGACTATATTTACCTGACAATGGCCGGAGACCTACTTCCGGTCGTAGAAGTACTAATGAAGTAAGTTTTGACGGTAAGTCCTTTCATTACCGTGACCCATACAACGAAGAGCACAATAATGCTGTTATTGCTGCACGCGGTGGTGACAGTGGTAGTGCTGAAGATAATAAGAATCAGTTTGCCCGTGAGTACATGAACCCCCTTTACGACTATTCGTATGGACAAGTTCGTGATGCTGCTAAAGATCTCAATATTCGCAATGTAAATAGCCAAGGCGAAGTCGATGATCTATTAGAGCGTTTACGTGAAAGAAATACCCGTAGTGAAAGAAGTGAATCTGCTGATACACCTACCCGAGAAACTTTCACTAGGGACAACATAAATGAGCAGACCCGTGATAACACTAATACGGAGTTAGAGATCCCCTCATCTGTTGCTGGTGATAATAGTATTAGTTCTACAAGTAACCAGGAAAATCGCCTCAGAGTAAATGGTGACTACAACCGCGCAAGTCAAGGAAATAGTACACGCCAAGATGTCGCAAACAACTTTTTAGACCAATACCGACTGAATCTAGGCAGGCGTACTGGACTTGACCTCAATTAAAAATACAGAAAATACACTAACTACGCTACTTCTCTATATGTGCATTTTTAAAAAGATATAGATATAGAGAGTACGTAATAAAAAAAGCATATATAGAGGACTTGTGTAGTTTGTGCAGTTTTGTAGTTTATCTCTGTACCCCAATAAATGCATCTTCCCCTCTCCTGCAACGAATCTCGAGCAAAAAAACACTTTTTAAAATTGACCGCATAAGTACAAATTACACATGTTCAAGTAATCCATACAATTCGTAACCGAGCCTAAATTAAAGTATTTGTGCTTGATTTGGGCCATAACCCTGTATGTTTTATGAGATTTCCATATTCGCATTTATGCAGCGGATCGACGTCAAGGTTGACGAACAATTTGCTGCTGTCCTCAAGGAGTACTGCGCCTATTGGGGTATGACCATGGGAGAGCTCATGTATGAGGCTGCAAAACAGCACATCCATGCATCAGCAGAAATTTGCAAGTTTGCAGACTGCGTGCTGGAAAAATACGGCATGGCTCCTGATAAACGTTCTGCCAAGCAATGTTACGGCTATCTTTGCCGGTGCTGCAAGCATGAGCTTACGTGCAGAACTGGTTTGTACAAAAACGAATGGGAAATAGCTGACGAATACAAACACTTGCTCAAAGAACAAGAAAGTGAATGCTCCTGTGGTAACTGCCAGGCATGAAGAAAGTCCAAGTTCAAATGTCCGATAAGTGTCATGCGGTTCTAAAAGATTTTGCAAACGCTTGGGACATGACTATGTCTGAAGTGTTGTACGAATGTGCCCGAGCGAACATCCATAAGATGTCTAAAGATTGTCCATATGTCGCTCATATATTTAAATACAAGCAAATTACACCAGACAAACGACTAGATAAATCCTGCTATGGACAGGATTGTTTTGCCTGCGAACACCTCACTTCCTGCCGTACCGGACTTTATGAAGGCGAATTCAAGCTATCTAAAAAAGCAAATGTATTGTTCGATACATTTCAATAATGCATCCGTTTACACACTTAATAACACTTAATTGTTTTCCCTAGTCATTTATTTAACGTTGTTTTCTTGTACTTACTAGACATACTTTAGGTGTCGCTTACCAGCGACTTTCACAACTGGTGTCCAATACATGGCTACAACCAAATGCCCTCAAATTTCACATCTGGCTGGCTCGGCAATGGAGAACGTGCATGGCACGGGCAAGGGGTTGTCACCCCTGGCACTCTCCCAGCGCGAGAAGCGTTTGAAACAGCAGACGCACTATTTTCTGTCGAGAAACGCGAGCTCTTCTACCTCACTGATCCAGTCCCACCATGCACTTCTGGAGCACGCAACAGTGATGCCTTCGGAGTTATCCGAACTGACACCCAAGCCTTGCTCGGAGTTGTCACCAAGCAGTATGAAATCGTTCAAAACGAATCGCTCCTACGCATGGCGGAGTTCATCCGCGACGAAGCAGACATGGACTGCGTCATCGTTCTATCAGACGGAGCCAAAGTCTGCTTTACCGCCACACTCCGTGGTGCGGAGACGGACATCGTCCCTGGAGACACAGTCAAACGACGAATTGTTGGTTACTTGGGCCACGACGGTAAAACCGGCTGTGGAGCAAAATTCACAAACATCCGTGTGGTTTGCCAAAACACTTTGACTGCAGCTATGTCTGGCACTGGTGCTTCTTCAAGCATCACGCACAAAGGCACTGCTAACGCTAACTTCGATGCTCTTATCAACAGCATTGACGTATCACGTCAGGACTTTATTACTGAGTGCGAGCTAATGCGTGAGTTCTCACGTACTGCTATGAGCATGAGTGCCTTCAACGACTATGTCGATCAAGTGTATGACGTAAAAGAAGGTGACATCCTTCGTAAGCGTCAAAAGCTAGAGCAAGCATTCCGTGTTGGATACGGTGCTGAGTATGCTTCTTTCAGCCTATGGAATGGCTTTAATGCCATTACGCAGCTAGAAACAAGCACTCGTAACCAAACTGCTGCTAAGTCTCGTGCACAGTTTGCACGCGGTACTTTCGGTCTCGGTGCACAGATTAGTAAGCGTGCATTTGCTATTGCAACTGAATTAGTCACTGCTTAATTATCAGGCATCTTAACAAGTGTAAGTCCTTATTTATAATTAAATATAAGTAATTAATTATTGATAATGTTTTCAAATAAACTTAGAGACCGTTTAGATGGTTATATTGTTAGGCACGATGGCCGTATCAATAAAGCTTTAGGCGGTTCTCCCTTTGAAGACGCTGACCCCTCCTCCGATATTTATAAAAGAGTTTTACCTAGCCTTCAGCCATACATTGAATTTAGTGACAATGAAAAAGCCGCATTAGGAATGTATGGTGAAAACGTACATCAATATTACAAACAACTAAATAATCAACTACGCACTCCTAATGCTTCACCTTTAGATCCTGAATCAGCAGAAATTGTGGAGTTCATGCAATCTAATCTTGCAAGTGCTCTTCAAAAACTAAAAGCTGTTCAACCGAGAGGTCATACTAGATTCACTAATGGCCAAGAAACACAAGTTCCTGGTCAATTCAATCGTGCTGTAACAGGCGATTTTGTTGAACAACTATCACGTTTAAAGCCAGGAGACGAAATTTCTGATGCTGGATTTGCTTCTTATACAGATAGAGGTGGTCCTACATTAGAAATGTTTTTATCTAATAACAAAGATGTTCCTAATGCTGTTATTCAATTAGCTGAAGGCTCATCTTTAAGGAACATTTCTCCAGTCACTGAATACCATGAAGGCGAGCACTTAGCTATGCCTAATACAAGGTATAAACTTCAAAGTGCTAACCCTGCTGGTCATTACAGTAGAAAAGCTGGTGATTTGCCTTTATATATTCTTGAAATTCTTGAATAGTCACACTAATGAAACTCTACATTGAATATGAAGTTACTACTTCATTCCGAATCACGGTTGAACGTGATCAACTACCAGAAGACCACGACGCATTACTTGAGTCTGTCACTCGTGATGAACTCATAAATGCTCCCTGCGATGTCTATCCAATGGAATGGGATCACATGAAAGAGGCGTGGCGAGGGTCGTCCCCAGAGAATACTTATGTATTCAACGAAAATAACGATCAATTATATTTAGGCTGAGTGACTTGCAAAGAAGCGTTAATTTCCTACTATAAAGTAGTTGGCAGACATCCCTGCGGTTTTAGCTCATACGCTCCTAGGCTGAGTTACCATGAGGCTCAACTTCATTACAATACCCTTCTTCGCAAAGGATATAAAGTAAAAGTTAGCCCTCTACTTGAGCATGTAAAAAATAATCAACGACAATTTTTATAAGACTGATTGTTAACATTGAGGGTACGCATTAGTGCCCTCTACTTGTTAATTTATAACTTCATCCAAACTAAAAATAATCTTATATGTTTATTAAATCAATTAGCACTATTGCTGCTGCTGTCCTCCTCAGTGTCAGCACATCCGTCCAGGCAGGAGGCTCAATGCTTTCTTCCTGGTACGGTGGTTATTTCCACGGTAGGACTACAGCAAACGGTGAAACTTACGACATGTACGGACTTACCGCCGCACATAAAACGCTACCTTTCGGCACAAAATTACGTGTCTGCTATGAAGGATGCGTGGATGTACGTATTAACGATCGTGGTCCTTACATTGGGGCTCGTCAGCTTGATCTATCTTATGGGGCGGCAAATGCCATCGGATTGATTCAACCAGGTGTAGATTATGTAAGCGTTACGTATATCTAACCCATAGCCATAAAATACCTTATATATTAAATTCAAGACAAAGCTGCTTTAACTTTGCCTGCTAATCAATAGGAGAAATTATGTCTAGATCAATTAAGCAAGAGAAAACGCATGGGTTCCTTGACAACATCAGCAAACTTAGAAAGTTGCGCAAGGAAGTACGTGCGAATAAAGCACAAATGCTAACCGACATTGAAACTCTTACTGGAAAAGCATTCATTCCAGCTCAAGAATATTAAGTATCATTGCCTACTCGTATGTTGATTTCATAACTTAACATATAACAGTAGGCTTTTTAAAGCTGAGTAATACCCACAAATACACCGCACTATTAATCAAATGGCTTCAACTGTTATGCAGCGCTCCGGCGCTAAGAGTAACTGGGAAGAGTTTTGTCAGTGGGTTACGAGCACCAACAACCGTCTTTATGTCGGTTGGTTTGGAATTCTCATGATCCCTACGCTCCTCGCAGCGACTATTTGTTTCATTATCGCCTTCGTTGGCGCACCCCCTGTAGATATTGATGGCATACGTGAACCTGTTGCTGGATCGCTCCTATACGGAAATAACATTGTATCGGGAGCAGTTGTCCCGTCTAGCAATGCAATCGGACTCCACTTCTATCCCATCTGGGAAGCAGCTTCACTCGACGAGTGGCTCTACAACGGAGGACCATTTCAACTCGTTGTCTTCCACTTCCTCATCGGTATCTACTCTTACATGGGACGAGAATGGGAACTTAGCTACCGGTTAGGTATGCGCCCATGGATCTTCGTTGCTTACTCTGCACCAGTTGCAGCAGCAAGTGCCGTCTTTCTTGTTTATCCCTTCGGTCAGGGTTCCTTCTCTGACGCAATGCCTTTAGGTATCTCTGGAACCTTCAACTACATGTTGGTGTTCCAAGCTGAGCACAACATCCTGATGCACCCCTTCCACATGCTGGGTGTTGCAGGAGTCTTTGGTGGAAGTTTATTTTCTGCTATGCATGGTTCTCTTGTTACATCATCTCTCGTTCGTGAAACTACTGAAAATGTTTCTCAAAACTATGGCTATAAATTTGGACAGGAAGAAGAGACGTACAACATCGTTGCAGCGCACGGCTATTTTGGTAGGCTTATTTTTCAGTATGCTTCTTTTAACAACAGTCGTAGTCTCCACTTTTTCCTTGCCGCTTGGCCTGTTGTTGGCATTTGGTTTACCGCTCTTGGTGTCTCTACAATGGCGTTCAACCTAAATGGTTTTAACTTCAATCAATCTATACTTGATAGCAACAAACGTGTTGTTAATACTTGGGGAGATATCCTCAATCGCGCTGGACTTGGTTTAGAAGTTATTCATGAAAGAAATGCACATAATTTCCCATTGGATCTTGCATCAGCTACCACTACTCCAGTGGCCTTGACTGCGCCAAGTATTGGCTAAGTTTCAAGATTCTTTGAATATTGTCGTCTAATAAACCTAGGGCAGTGTTGCATTTGTGGCACAGTAAGCCCCTAGGTTTTTCAGTGCAATGACAATGATCAATACACAATCGTTTGTTACTACCACAAACAGCACATACTCCAGGTGCCAAGAGATGATCAAGTTCTGCTTGAGTTAAATTCAACTGTAGTCTTATAGCTGTATGCGGTCGATAGTTTTTTCTACGAGTAACTCTCGAACATGCTTTACACATTGATTGCAAGCCAATCTTACCGCTTTTATAAGTTCTTTTATGAAAATGATCTTTAGGTAATGATTGCCTGCACTTATTGCAGGTCTTCACGACAAATATAGATATTCAACAAATCAATAGTAAATGTTTTTAATTAAATGAGTGGAAAATATTGTCTTTCAATTTCACTTGGTATGTGGAGAAAACGTCTATTGAAAATGAGGATTCACCAATTTAAATCTCATCCATCTGTTGTGACTTACAAGCCTTTGCTACAGTTGCAACAGAAAAATATGCATCAAATGGATCGTCTCAATGAAACTGACCGTTGAACAACTTAAGGATGTAATGCATGCAATGAGGTATTACCAGTATCATCACATCAGCATCAAAAGTCCTCGATATGAGGAGTTTTCAAATATATTAAATACATTGTCAGAAGAAATAAAAAATGCGAATCTTTCTTGATACAGCAAACGTTGAAGATGTTGCAAAGCATTTTCTTACTGGACTTATTGATGGAGTAACCACTAACCCAACGCTAATTCGTCAATCTGGAAAAGATCCACTTAATGTTTATCAAGAGCTATCACAAATTGGTGTTCGTGACATCAGTATGGAAGTGTATGGATCTGCCCAAAATATGTTTGAAGAAGGATTGAAACTGGCTAACTCTTTTAGTGGAGTTGCAACTATCAAACTGCCAATGACAAGATGTGGTCTATTAGCTTGCAAAGAGCTTTCTCGAAAGCATATTAGAACTAATGTCACTCTTATTTTTACTATCCCTCAAGCCATCCTTGCAGCAAAAGCAGGGGCTACATATGTCTCTCCATTTGTGGGACGACTAGATGATCAACAAGTATCAGGCTTAGAAGTTGTACGTGGAATCAAAGGTTTATATGCAGCAAAAGGTGTAGATACACAAGTACTTGCGGCTTCTATTAGAAGTGTGCATCGAGCAGTACGTTCATTTTACAATGGCGCCGATATTGTGACTATGCCACCATCAGTTTTCGAAGGAATGTATAACCACATTCTTACTGATGCTGGATTAGAAATCTTTGAAAAAGACATCGCACAAATTGAATGTAAAGAGCTAAACTTTAACAAGAATTAATATTTAATATGACTGTAACTACGGAAGACCGAGGACAACAAAATGTTTGGGCCAAGGAACCACAAATTAATGTAATGGAGGTCAGCGTGACACACAACGAAAAAGCTGAAATGTTAAATGGACGTGTAGCAATGCTTGGAGTAATTGCTGCTCTTGGGGCATATGCACTTACTGGGCAAATTATTCCTGGGATTTGGTGAAGACTAGCTATCATAAATATATATTGAGGAATACAAAATGACTTTAGGTGACGAAGCTGCTGCACAAAATACACGCAACCCTGTTCGTTCTACGGTGATTGGTGCACAACAAGCAGAGCAAGCAAAAGAAACTAAGCAAACAACTAGTGAAGAGCCAAAAGCCGCTGAATAATATTTAGCACTACATTTGATTGTTAAACTAAATGTAGTATTTTGTTCGAAATTATGTCAGCTGCTGAAGAGAATACTCGTATGATGCGCATGGCCGCACCTACGGGTACTCGAAATTCAATTACTATTAGTAATGTAGGTAACGCTCGTTCATCATCAAACAGTGCCTCCTCTGTCAGTGGAAACGCTACCGCTGGTGGAATGGCTGTTCCGATGATGATGATGTCCACCCCAACCCCAACTCCACCTCCAATGATGGATGGAATGGGTGCTGCTATCAGAGCAGAACGTGAACGCGCCCGGAACATGGCTCTCTCAGTAAGAGCTAGGCGTCAGCGTCAAAGAGACATGGATCGTGCAACAAGAGCTGATCGACAACGTGCTCGTGACATGGCACGTGCAACAAGAGCTGAACGCAGACGAGCTCGTCAAATGTCAGGCAGCGGAATGAGCATGGCTCCTGACGGAATGAGCATGGCTATGAGCATGACAGCAGAAGAACAACGACAGGCAAGACGTCGCTCAAGCCGTCAAATGATGATGGCGATGATGGCTCGACCAATGCTTCTAGGTGAAGCTAATCAACGTCGCATGCGTAGGGATGCTGCAATACGTCGCATGAGGCAAGCACAACGTCGTAGAGATGCTGAGACACGGCGTCAACGGCAAGCACGTCGTCGTAGAGACCGCGCAATTCGTGCAAGAAGGATGAATATGCGGGGGCGACGTTAACCCGGGAATGAACAGCATGTCGCGTGAACCTGCGCGGCAAATGAATTCTCGGGTGAATCAAATGATGGATGCGGAAACTCGTGCTAGTCGCGAGCGTGCTCGCCGTATGGCGGCCGCTGAACGAGCTAGCCGTGAACGCGCTCGTCGGATGGCTCAAGCAGAGCGGGATAGACGTGAGCGTGCTCGCCGTATGGCAGCTGCAGAGCGAGCTAGACGTGAACGCGCTCGTCGGATGAGTAGGCCAATGCGCTCACAACCGATGAGACAACCAGCTCCAATGAGACGACCTCCTCCAATGAGATCTCGTCCAATGAATAACGATGCTGCAATAAGAGCTAGCCGTGAACGAGCCCGTCGAATGGCAGCTGCAGAACGAGCTAGACGTGAGCGTGCTAGACGCATGGCTGCAGCAACAAGAGCTAGACGAGAACGAGCCCGTCGAATGGCACGTCGGAAGCGTTAATTATCTCTTATTAGTTAAACAAATCTAATAAAGCAACCATAGCCGCCGATTGGCGGCTATATTTATGGAATGGAGCAGAGCTCCGTAGTTTATATATCTATCAATGGAAATATCCAAAGAACTAAGCAAAGAGATTCAAGAAATTATAGAAGATACTGTTCAGTACTTCTGTGATCAACATGTCGTATCTGGTGAACTCGCCTGGATTCTTGTTGAGTGTCAAGCTGCAGCAAAAATTGCTGAACTAAAAGGAGAACTAGCTCCTGTTTGATGCTTGATACAGAAAAACTATCCAGGTTGTTTCTTCATTTCGTGGAACAACTAATAATTCAGCATGAAGCTGATGACCCACAGTCTGTATATCAACGATGCTCTGAATTATGTCAAAGCGAAGCTAATCGATTAGCAGGACTGGACCCTGCGCGAAACAAATAACAATACTGCCGCTTATCAGCGGCTGTATCTCTCTATGCCCTTTTGGGCGTTCACTTACTTACTTACTTACAAATTCACATGACCATGCTCGTAGATAGTTCTGCAATTGTTGCTGACCTCGTATCAGGTGGAGAAGCACCTGAAATTAATATGATGATCGGCATCGGTGTAGTCAAAGAAAGCGAAGCTGTACTGTTTCACTACATTGGCAATGATGAAAAGCCTGCAGCCTTGATGACAAAGGCTGGAAAGCCAATGACTCGTCTTGGGAATGTCAAGCTTGTCGATATTGCCATTGTTACTGGTATTGGCACAGAAAATGCCACCAAACTCAATGTGATTCTTGAATCAAATCATGGCAACAGAATCTTAGTCACTTCAGGTATTCAAACCTGGTGGACTACGTGCGTCATTGCAGGTCTTTTTGGACTACTTCAAAACGGTTTGATTGATACACCATTCAACCTTGACTCATATCGTGGCAATATTGGTCGTAAGCCTATCTTTGCATCGATTCGTTCAGGTCAGGTCTACTCTGATCAAGATCTTTATGCGATTCTCAAGTCTGATCGCAAAGACAAAGCCTGGGATTCATATGAATCAAATGTGTCTTCTGTTGTTGAAACACTGAAGAAAGCATTGAACACAACGCTTGATTCTGACACTTCTGTTGAAGCAGTTGAAGTCCAGGTCGAAGAGACTGTTGGAGGTGACTTCTAATGGGAGCTGCATCTGAACGCCGAGCACTGCTCAATGAATCAAATGATGATTATGATCCTTGTTTATTCGTTGATATCAATGAATACTTGATTGAGGAGTGGGAAACTCTTACTTACAAGCAGAGGCAATCTGTTTGGCATCTTTGTCAGAATGACGAAGATTTTGATTATTCATCTATTCATGATCAAATTGACGCCAAAGTTTATGAGTTTTCTGAAACCAATCCCGAAGTTGACCTCGGAAATACTAAGGATCCTGTTGAAGTTGATGAATCTGATGAAGAAGTAGATGATTTAATCTATGACATGATGTGTAATTACTTAGCAGTTTATTGGCCTGCTTTAACAGGTGAACAGTTGGATTCTATAAGTAATTCTCTTGTAGTGAAACAAGCACTTCTGTTTGATTTCTTGGATCTATTTCTTATAGAATACGCCAATGAGAGTGATTCAAGTATCGATTTATCCGAATTGGAGACTCAAGAAGAAACAGCATGACAATGGATTCAATTGCTCACTTAAGAGCAACTCGAAGGTATGTAACTTCAATTTTGCTAAACCTTCCAATCCAGCCAAATGAAACAAGCGTTTCAACTTTACTTGTAATGCTTGACCATTTTTCTGCCTATCCCGATGAATACTTAGACCTTCTCAATGACAACCAATTCTCAACTAGAAAAAGTTCCTGATTATGACGTCCTCGATGTCGTATTGCTGTGTCACGCAGCATTGGCCCAAGACTCACCAGAGTTTCCTACGGTCTATCTCAACCAGATACTCAACATCATGTTTGGTTATCTCACTAGCGATCAGCGCAAAGAAGTCGAAGTGTACCTTGCTGAAAAAAAGTATCTGCCACCTTTGAAATTACACCTGCCAAACACATGATGTATCTTCTGCAGCAACAGGCTTACAACAATTCCTGGGTAACTAGAGAATTGTTTGAAGATAAAGAACTAGCTGAACAAGAATTAGCATTACTCAATAATCTTTTGATTAATGGCAAGACACTTTCAACCTATCGCGTTATCTCTAAAACATGACAGCAACACACTATCGCGAACCTCTTCTTGACCCTGATACCAAAGAGTTATCCAATGATCACTACAGTCTTATGACAACCGCACAATGGTGGAAAATTGCTATGTGGTCATTAGAAACTGGCAAAGATGTCAAGACATTGCTTCTAGAATTTAACCCTATAGCTGAAGAAGAAACAGCTACAACTATTCGATTAGTAGGTGTTCTTCCTAACAGCGGATTAACTGGATGCCTTGATTCTGATGGCTCTACTCACACTTAATTAACTCCTGATGAAAGACTACGACGTAGTTTATATCGATAAAAATGGCAGCAAACAACAGTTTGTTGTTACAGCCATAGATACCAATACAGCTATTGCAAACACATTAGAACTGCGTTCTGATTGTCGTCGTGTAATTCGCTGTAAGCCAACCACTTATAAAGATAATGAAGCTAACAAAACAGAATCTTGATTTCCTTGATGACTTGTTTGACAAGTTACTCAAGAATACTGATAAAGAGATGATTGATCTACATGAGGATGATACTTGTGTAGATCACATCCAATTTGAAAAACTCACTAACAACGATTCTACTAATGAGACTTCAGACTGAAATGGAAGCAGTGCCTGTGACTCAACCTGAGTTACGCACTGTCTTTGATCCGGCAACATCCACTCCCGTTGATCACCTTGCTTATGACGCTGAGATTCAGTACAAACGCAAGCCACCTGCTGTGCGGATGATTATGTGCAGTCGGCTCGACAGAGTGAATGTTGGTGAGCCTGTGATGATTTCCTATCACATGGGCATGCGTTGCTATCAGCACTCTCGGCATTTAGTAATATCAAATAATGACAACTGTATCGGTGGTTTTTATTATACCGATGGTACAGAAGCATGAAAACATTCATAGAAAGTTTCTTACTTGACTACATAGCAGACAATCCAGACATCCCAATATCTACTGACGACATACCTGTTGTCACTGAATACATGTGGATGAACTTTGATTGTTCTGATATGTACTATCAGTTTGAACGATTACTTTCTGCTTACATTGCTAAAAAATGATGAAAAATTACAAGCTCTATGTATTTACCCAGGACGGGTGTGCTCCTTGCGATCGGCTCAAGGATCACGTCAAAACTCTCACGGAAGACGAAGCAGCTGAACTCGACTTTGTCCCTCTTAAGGCGCCCTCGGGCAGCCGTACGGCGCTTGCGGAGGAGCTATCGGTGGAGTTGTCACCAACACTCGTCGTTGTTCATGAAGAAGTCTCCTGTCAATTAGATGATGACGGTGATGAAGATTGTGATTATGTTGAACAATCAGTAGAAAGGTTTGTAGGTGCTAATAATATAATTGAACATCTGCATGCCACATTAGATGCATATACTTACGCCCATCCCGAATGAATCCTGAGTACTATTTATTATTGATTGGTGAGCTTAATGGCTGCTATCAATACTTGAAAGTTTTAGGGCAACAACGTGACCTAGAAATCATTGAAGAAATGATTATCAAGTACAACAAATTATATTTCAAGACTAAAAAAGCATATGAGCAAGAAAGCAAATGTCATCGAGACTAAAGGCACAATTTTCAAAGAAAGTGGTAACGGTTATTTCAATGTTGAATTAGATGAGCCTCCAGAGCATAAATGTCTTTGTAGAGCATCTGGTCGATTGATTACTAGAAAAATCCAACTATTAGTTGGTGACCGAGTTACCGTAGAACTTAGCCCATATGACTTGGGACGAGGACGTATTACATTGCGAGAAAAATAATGAGTTTAATGAATCAAGCCCGTAAATTTCGGGAAGTTTTCAGTCAAGAATCACTTGATAATATTTCTCGATACGGTTTTATTAAAAAGAAACTGTGGGATATGCAAGTCTCTCTTGTTGAGGAAGAAGCTGTAGAGTTTCTACAAGCCTCACGAGAGTGCTTCGCAAATCCAGTAGATCAAGAACTACGCGAAAATCTAGTCAAAGAATTATCAGATCTTGTCTTTGTTTGCTACCAGTTTGCTGCTACTTATAACATCGAATTAGACGTAGCAATGCAACGCGTATTTGAATCTAATCTCAGTAAACTAGATGAACAAGGGAAGCCCATCTACAGAGAAGATGGCAAAGTTCTAAAAGGACCTAATTATAAACAAGCAGATTTATCTGGTTGTGTGCCCGAAGCTCAATCCTATTGCAAACGAGACAAATGAAAACTAATAACGTAATTGCACGAACTGGTCGTGTTCAGAACTGGATGGATGACCCCACATCACGACTGCCTGTCAGCTGCACAGTTTTTGTGTGTGAAGACAGCATGACCGGTGAAAACGGAATTGAAGCTAGCTGGCGTTACGTAAGTCACGGCCTTCGCTTCGGTGCAGGAGTTGCAGTTCATTTGACAAACCTACGTCCAGCAGGTCATGACAATGGCAAAGGACTTGTAAGTTCAGGTCCATGCTCTTTTGGAAAAATTTACTCCTGTCTTAATGAGCAGCTACGTAGGGGCGGTGTCTATAAAAATGGTGCTGTCGTTCTTCATTTAGATCTAAACCACGCTGATATTCTTGAATTTGTCCAAATGCCTAGACAAGAAATACCTTGGGCTAAGCGCTGCGTTAACCTTTCTCCAGTTATGTGGGACATGGCTACTCCACAAGTCAAGCAAGAAATACTCAAAGGCATTGCACGTGGAGATATATGGCTTGCAAAAATCAGACATGATCAACATGGTGAAAGAATTTTCGCGAATGTCTGTTTGGAAGTTTTTATAAAATCAAGAGGCACTTGTTTGTTAGAACACATTTCCTTAGGTGGCTGCACTCTTGAAGAGCTTCCTGGAGCCTTTGTCGCTGGTATGGCAGAACTATGTTCGTTACATCCCAATACTGGTGTTGAGAAAACTAGCGAGTATCTTTCTCAAGATGAAGATCGTCAAGTTGGACTAGGGATGCTGGGTCTAGCCAACCTCCTTGCACTGGAAGGTGTCACATATGCCGAGTTTGGTGAAGCATTGACCGCTCATAACTATCCTGAAGGTCAATACAACGTGACTCCTGCTGCACGTAAGATAGTTAAAGCACTTCAAGCAGGTATCGACGGAGCAACTGAAGTAGCACGAAACGCCAACATGGATCGTGCTTTTGCGATTGCACCTACTGCCTCTTGTAGTTATCGTTATAAAGATCGAGCAGGCTATACCACCACCCCCGAAATTGCACCGCCAATCGGGCGTACCGTGGATAGGGACAGCTCTACATTCGGGGTCGAATCCTTCGATTACGGTGATGTAGAAACAGCTGAATCAGTAGGCTGGGAAAACTATAAACGCGTAGTTGATGGAATCATGGAGATGCTTAATCGCACCGGCCTAGCCCATGGCTATAGTTTCAATTCATGGAGTGACGTAGTTACTTACGACAACGACTTCATTGAAAGCTGGCTTGATTCTCCGCAAACTTCGCTGTACTACAGTTTGCAAGTTATGCAGAACACGCAAGCCAAAGATGATGCTTTAGCTGCCTTAGATGGTAACTTTGGTGCAATGTTCGGCTTTGATGATTCAGAAGATTTAGTCAGCGATCCCGTGCTCGATATCTTTAATGATCCCGCTTCATGCGTGGGTTGTGCAGAGTAAACCTATTAACTATAAAAATGAAAGCAGAAACTCCTTACATTCATCTTCATCAGCGCAAACGCACTTGGACTCCAGTCGAAATATCTGCTGGTCAATTGCTTACAGGCGGTGAAGAAGTCATTCAACGTGCATTAGCACTTCGTTGTCTTGAAATACCTGTAGGTAATTTCATTAGTGATGCTATGAAAGGCGATCTTCCTGACGTCAAAGGCTGTAAAGAGCTTCTAGCTTCAAACGTTATTGATGAAGAAAATCATGATATTGCCCTCAATTTCGCAGCTAAAGCGCATGAGGTTTCCCCTAAATTTGAAAAAGAAGCTGCTCACATCTGTAAGACGTGGTTGGAACTTGATAGGCACCCTGTTCTCAAAGCTGTGGTCCTTGAAAGATCCGTGTTCTTCGTCCTCCTACCGATATTCCGATTCCTGGGAGATACAGGATTGCGCACGACAAGTGCCGATATCAGCCGAGACGAACAGACCCACGTCGCCGCTAACACGCTTGTCTGTGAAGCGCTTGGACTTAAGTCAGACAAGACGCTCAATAACTTGAGGAGAGCTACGGTTGCTTGGTGCCTTCAATCACTCAAAGGAGAAGCTGAACATAGACACTTATCCAGCAACTTCTGGCTTAAAAGTTCAGATTCTCTGTACACTAGAGGTAAAGCTGAAGGGTTAGCCGAGACGCGTGCTAGCAGAATGCCAGCTTTTTTTGAGACTGCCAATCAGAATCTACCGCAGTATGCATAATGTCTACACCTAATTCTCAACAATTTAGAGATCAATTTCTTATCAGCTTATTTTTAAACTCTGACGATAATCCTGATCCTTTTAAAAAGTATCTTTTGCAGTCTGTTTTAAAAGACTATCAACAAAATAATATTAATACATCTATTGACAATGACACATTATCTATTCCCTCTATCTTTAATCCTGACAACAACAGTAATGCTGGAGGTTCAGAGCCTAAAAAAGTAAGCACGCCTTCTCCAGTTGTACCTGTTGAATCTAAGGCACCACAACCTACTACTCCTAAAACTAGTAAATCTAACTCTTCTAATACTCTGTATTACGGAGACAGCATTGCTACCGGATTAGGCCATGGTGGTGCACGTGGAAATAATAATAGTGATGCAATGTGGGGCAGAGGAGCTGCTGACACACTTGCAATATTGAACAATCGTCCTGAAGGAACATTCAAAGGGAAAGACGTTGTCTTGTCTTCTGGAGTTCTGAATAGTGGTGCTGATTGGGATACTGTTAGATCTCAAGTTCGTCTTCTTAAAAATAAAGGGGCAAATTCTATCAGTCTTGTAGGGGCTCCATCTAATAATGAGCGCTTTAAGGGATATAACAGCAATCTCTCACGTATTTCTAAAGAAGAAGGCATTAACTTCCTTAACGGTTACAAGGCTGGAGATGATGGTGTTCATTTTGACTATTCTAGTTCACCCGTGTATCGACCACTTAACTAATTTTTATGCACTATTAAATTAAAGATATGGATACACTATTAACATTTCTACCTGCAGATAAACTTAAAGTTCAAATACTTGAACAAGAGATTTGTCCGGCTACATTTAATGACAATGAACTGCCAACCGATGTTCATATTGTTACCTATACTGTAGCTGGAGATACATATTACGATGCTGTACGTGCTTATACTAAAGTCGATATATTTGACGCTTATTACGATAAACTGAAGAGTATTGGAACGATAAAAGACATTAAGTCTGGACTTGGTAAAATTAGACCTAACTTATATGGCAAAATCAAAAGCTAAAACTAAAAGTGAACATGTAGAAGAGCTTTTAGCTAGGATTGAAGACAAAGTGAATAAACTTACAATTAAACAATTAAAACTATTACACGCTAAACACTTTTCAAATTCATAATGCATTCAGCAAAACTTATATGGATTACGCCTAATGCGGAATCTTTGGTTGGCAAAATTGCTCGTGTATCTAACCCTAGCAACGAAGATAATCCCGATGTAGATAAGCTCATTAAGTACTTAATCAGCCACAAGCATTGGAGTCCATTTGAAATGGCATCTATGTGTGTACAGATTGATACTACACGGGCAATCTCACCTCAAATTCTTCGTCATCGCTCATTTACATTTCAGGAATTCAGTCAGAGATACGCAATTCCTACCGATACTTTTGCGACTGTACTCCCTGAACTTAGACGACAAGATCATAACAATAGACAGAACTCTATTGATGACCTTGAAACTGAAACACAACAATATTACGAGCAACGCATTGACGATCATTTCCGAGAATCAGTAAGACTATACGAATCTTTGCTTCACTCAGGTGTGGCAAAAGAATGTGCTCGTGCAGTATTGCCAATTAACACTGTTACCCGGTTATACATGTCCGGTACTATTCGTAGCTGGCTCCACTATGTTGATTTACGTGGCGACAATGGAACCCAAGCAGAGCATATGTCAATTGCAAAATCAGTCGGTGAAATTCTTAAAGATGAAGTTCCTACAATTGCTCGCGCTATGTGGGGATGAGTTCTAAGATAAAGACTGGAAAAACAAACAGTCATAATGAATTTTATTGCAGCTACTATTGAACTACGATCCTTCATTGCAGATCCGATCAATGCTTACGGGCTTGACTATTGTGGTGCTAATGCTGTCGTGCCCGCTGGCAGTGGTGCTTCAGAGGTCCAGCTTCGTATTCTCTGCTACAACCGAGAAGGAGCAAAGCTTTCTCTTTATAAAGATTGGAAAGAAGGGACCCGTGCACTAATTACTGGCAACCTTGTTTTTTCTGATGATGTAAGCAAGCCTCTTGATCTTATTGTCACAACAATTGAACCCTCAATTCCTGACAATGTGTATTGCAATCAAGTTGTATTAGGCAATGCATTCTTTGGATCTAATGAAATCAAAGAGCGAAAGAACAATCAAGTTGCAGTAAAGATTGGAACAACACTAGATAATTCAGACATTGTTACATGGCTATTTCTTGAGACACATGAATCACGCAAGAAAAAACTTACAGATCGAATCCGTAGCGGACGCCCTATCTGCGTTCAAGGCTATCTCCGCGAATATCGCAAAGACGGGAGTGACAGTCCTTATCGAGCTATCGTCGCTTCTGACTTCACTACTCGTAAGGATAAGGAGCGAACTCAACGGAATCCACAAACGAACGGTTCAGCGGCGGGTTACTCAGAGGTGGATCCGACGCCGGACTATTGATCGAAGCAAGCATCTCAAGTCAGGAAAACTTGGCTGGGATGCTCCTGTTTATAAATAATTAATCAAATGGAGTAGGTCCACCCAGCATGCCAGTTTGCATGAAAGTTTTTTGTTTTTTAAAAAACTTTTCTAAGTCAGGTGATATACCTAAAGGAGCTGTACCTATTTCTTGAATTTTGGCAATCCCGCCTGTCATATCTTTGCCTATCAAGCCAGGGATAACTCCTTGCGACATGTCTTTGCCAGTAACTGCACCAACTAAACCACCTTGATTTACTAAATCAGTGAGGTCAATTCCAGTTATTGCTCCAGCTAAACCTTTCCCAAAAATGTCTGCAAATTGCATCATCAACTATCTCACATTTAACTATTGTACTAACTATATTTGAAAGGTCGATATTAACTACATATGACCCTACAAGTACTGCCTCCTGAACTTCTTGAGGCACCAAAAGAAAGAATTGAAACTAAAGAACCTCAACC